TCAATTCATACTTTCCCGATGCCGATCAGGCTAATAGAAAAAATCAAAACAACACACAAAACGATACAGAGTTTTTTAACTCTTATATAAATGCTGAAAACAAGCTAACTCCGTTTATTACAGATGAAGGCGACTGGGGGCTAGGAGGTTCTACTAATGGCTATTCGCTTTGGAGGTGGAATGGAACAAGAACTATAGCAAAAATTGGAATTGTTGAAGCAACATATAATGGGACTAATGGAGGAAGCAAAACTATTTCTATAGCAGATAGAATAGATAGAAAAGAATGGGCTAAAATAAAAGGCAACAAATTAGTTGCTCCAAGTAAAAATGATCCAATATGGGTTACAGGTACCGGAAGATTAGGTGGTGCTGTTAGTGATACTAGTAATCCTTATATAATTATAGACCCAACACCAGTTGAAATTTATGTAAATGTAATTATTAAACCAAAAAACCCAAAATGGGGATATGATGTTGGAAGTTTAGGTCAATACGAGTATACGCTGCTGCGTTTTCTACAAACTTTGAATTAATAGCAGAAGAACAAAATAAGTTAGTTATTGAAATACTTAAATATTGCGGTGTTGTTATAAAAGACCCACAAATTGTACAAATAGCTGCACAACAAGCACAACAAGAAGAAATTAACGAGAAAAGATAATAAGTAATGGCGCAAATAACAGAAAATAACGAACAATATTATTCAGGTTCTCAAACGTTTTTTGATGCCAGTAGTGCAACAACAACGTTTCAAACTACATTTAATACCGATTTGGTATTTTATTCTCATGACCCTAGCAATATAAATTATCCTTTAAATAATTTTAAACTTTATACTAGTCCAGATGGTCAAACATGGACCGAGTATACTTCTTCATTTAGTGTAACAACTAATAAAATTACAACAGGATCATCAATTCCAGCCGGTACTTATGTAGCAGTACAATTAAAAAGATTAGATGGCGGCGAATACGCTGATCAAGAACGCGTTTGGAAACACTACAGAGAACAATTATGGTAGTTATCAATACATACCATTAAAAGAAATTATAGACAACTTTATGGTCGCTTATGTGGGTGATGGTAAATTAATACAAACAGTTAAAAAAACAGATATATTATTTCATGCTAAAAGAGGTTTACAAGAATTTAGCTATGATACTTTAAAAAGTATTAAAAGCCAAGAATTAAGTGTGCCTCATAACTTATCTGTAATATTACCTCAAGGATTATGTTAACTATGTGCGCTTATCATGGATTGATGATTTAGGTGTGCGTAGAATAATACAACCTACAAGACTCACTAAAAGACCATCTGAAGCGCCTATACAAAGCGGTAATGGTATTCCATTACAAGATAACTTTTCAAGCAACATTGAAGGTACTTCGCAAATAAATGAAAGATGGGCTAATGCTGATACTAAAAAAATTACAGGACAGTTTTCATCTACTGAACTTGATAATGGCTACAATGTTTTAGGATTTGAAAGTGGTTATTATTTAGATGCTTACGGTAAAAGATACGGATTAAATCCTGAAACAACACAAACAAATGGTTGGTTTGTAATAGATGAAACACAAGGCAAAGTTAGTTTTTCAAGTGATTTAGTTGATAAGCTAATATTGTTTGAATACATATCTGATGGACTTGCGTATGACCGAGATACAAAAGTACCTAAGCTAGCTGAAGAGGCATTGTATAAATATATATTGTATAACGTTATTTATACAAGAGCTAATCAACCAGAGTACTTAGTACAAAGATTAAAAAGAGACAAAAGTGCTGCTCTTAGAAACACTAAAATAAGATTATCAAATATTAAACTAGAAGAAATTAGCCAAGTATTTAGAAACAAGGCTAAATGGATAAAACACTAGAATTAAATGGCTGAAATTAAAAATACATTTTTAAAGTCTAAGATGAATAAAGACTTAGACGATCGTATTGTACCTAATGGTGAATACAGAGATGCTGTTAATGTAACTATTAGTCAATCAGAAGCAGGTGATGTTGGTGCAGTTGAAAATGTTAGAGGTAATATTGAAAAGCTACAAATAGATACTGATATTAATTTTATAGGCTCTTTAGCTGATGATGTAAACAACGTTATTTATATATTTGGCACTGATAATACTTCTGAAGACGCTGCAACAGGAACTTGTGGTATATATAGATACAATGCAACTGCTAATACCGTTGTGCCTTTAGTTAAAGGTATTTTTCTTAATTTTTCTACGCTTTATCCAATGCACGGTATAAACTTGTTAGAAAATTTATTATTTTTTACAGACAATAGAAATCAGCCAAGAGTAATAGATGTTGATAAAGCACTTGCTAATCCTGCAACAGATCCATCACCATATTATACAAAAGAAGAACATTTATCAGTAGCAAAGTATGCACCATATGAAGCAATTGATGTTTATTATCAAACTACAGGAACAGCTAATGGTGCTACATCAGGAACTGGTTTTAATTTTGGAATAGCTGGCACTACAACAGATATTCAAGTAGGTGATTATTGTGTTAATACTTCAACAGGGATATTTTTAGGAATTGTAAATAGCGTTGTAGTAACAACTAACGCTTCTGTAATAGTTGATAGAGATATTTCAGCAGTTTTACCAGTAAATGGTAATGAAATACAATTTACAAGAACCACTATGAGCGACCAGTCTGGTAATGCTTCATGGGGTGGTGATCCTGATTTTATTGAAGAAAAGTTTATAAGACTAAGCTATAGATTTAAGTATGAAGACAATACTTACTCTTTAATAGCACCATATACACAAACTTTATTTATTCCTAAGCAAAGAGGTTTTTTTGGCGAAGACGATGAAGAAACAACTTATCAATCAACCATAGTTTCTTTTATGGAAAACTTGATTAATAACATTGAGCTTTATGTTCCGCTGCCCTCCTCAAATATATCTATTGATTATAAAATTAAAGAAGTTGAACTTATATATACTGAATCTGATTCTAATATTGCAAACGTATTACAGTCGGTACCAGTAGCAACAGTTCAAGCTAATATAGAAACAACTTATAAGCCAGAAAAAAATTACTTTAAGTTTGTTTATCAATCTCAAAAACCTTTTAAAACTTTAACAACTGCTGAAACAACAAGAGTTGCAGATAAAGTACCAGTAAAAGCATTAGCACAAGAAATAATTAGCAATAGAGTTGTTTATGGTAATTTTGTAGATAGAAGAAACTCCCCGCAGTTTTTAGATTATAATATAGCTGCTCAAGAAAGAGATTTAACTGGAAGCCCTTTAGCTGCATCATACCCACAGCATAGTTTAAAACAAAATAGAAATTATCAAGTTGGCGTAGTATTATCCGATAAATATGGTAGAGCATCAGATGTAATTCTTTCTGAAGATATTACTGGTATATCTGAGTTTCCAGCTTCTACATTATTTCATCTCTATAAAGAAGAAAGTTGGGCACCAGGTGTTGCTGATTGGTTAGGCGATTCATTAAGAATAATATTTAATACTGTAGTGCCTAGTGATGATTTATATGCAATACCACAAACATTTACATTAGCCGCAGCCCAAACGGGTACAACAATAGTTGGTACTACATATACTATAGTAGGCTTAGATGTTACATCAACCGTTGAGGCTGGTGAATATTTAAGAGCAAAGCAAAGAGATTTTACAAAAGTTGTCAGCTCAACTTTGGTTGGAAGTGATACTGTAATTGTTACTGAAGAAGAAATATCTAGTGTTTATTTATACACAGGTGGTTATCCAGCAACTACACCTGAAGAGCCAAAGTATGTTTATACATTAGATCAAACCGGTTGGTATAGTTATAAAATAGTTATAAAACAAACCGAGCAAGATTATTACAATGTTTATCTTCCTGGTATACTAAATGGAAATCCTATAGCTCCACTCGAACTTAATAGAGTAGCTAACATTGTATTACATTCTGATAATATAAATAAAATACCAAGAGATTTATCTGAAGTAGGACCTGACCAAGATAAGTATAGATCAAGTAGTGTAAGAATATATGGTAGAGTAAATAATACAACTACCGCGTTTTCTCCCACATATAATCAACAACTTTATTTAGGTAGAATTGATAATTTTGTAACACAAATAGCAACAGAAACAGACTTTTTTGCATCAGAATTTGGAGCTAGTGGTTATACTCCATTTGCTGGTTTTTATAATGTAAATTCTAACCCATTATTGGCTAAAATAGATATTTTTGAAAATAATGCAGCTATGAATATTCCGCCAAATATACCTCCTAACGTTGGCGTAAATGAGGCTGCATATACCGGTGATACTAATACTTTACCTCAATTAGCTGTGTTTGAAACGGAAGCTACTGAATCTAGGTTAGATATATATTGGGAATCATCAACAACAGGTTTAATAGCTGATTTAAATGAATTAATAGCTCAAAGCTTTGATGGCGTTGCTGGTGTTTCTTCGTTTAATAGTGTTTTTAACGAATCTAATAATTATGATGGTACACCAAGCGGTTTACCTATAACAACTTCATTTAATCCAGTAGATGGTGCTGGAACAGCTATGTCAAGTACAACAGCGACAATTGACAACATTGTAGATGGTAATGGCACTTCTGTTGTCAACGATAATAGTATTTTTGAACTTGATTTAATAAGTACAGGTCCAGACGTTTATAAAATTAATTGTAAACAAGACTTTGCTTATTTAGAAAGCAGCAGTACTTCAGATGTTTATACTTTTACTTTAAAATTTGTAGTTGGAACAACAATTTCTTATCATGATATATCTGTTGAATTATTAAATGATAACCCAAGTTTAGGGTCTTCATTAGCTGATCAAACAATATTTTTAGGTGATACTGAAATTAGTGATACAATACAACCTATTTTAAATGGTGCAGCAACAAATACAGATGCTCAGTTAGTATTAGAAATTGATAGCCAAACAATGTTATCACCGAGTGCGGGTTCTTCTACAACTGCATTTGGTACTTCATTAACGGATGAAGGAAGTTTTCAAAGCGGTAAAATTACAGTTGTTGACGAAAGCCAACTTACTGCTGGTGACATTTATAGTGTAACTTATAAAGCATCTGACGCTAATAAAGCAACTGGATTTTTAACAGATTCAGATACAGTACAAATAACCATAGCTGATCCTGTAACTTCACTTTCTACGAATACAGGAACTAACCAGTGGATTTACAAAGGTGGATTTGTAGCAAGTACAGGTAGTATATATCAAAAACCTATTATACCTTGTTCAAGTACTTATCCAGGAAAGGTAGGACATAGAATACAAGTAAACAATATTTATTCAGAGCAATCGAATATTCCTGGTTTAGGTCAAACAGGAGCGTTTACTTTAGCTATGCAAATTGTAACTGCTACAGGTGGTAGTAATAATGATTGGTTTGATCCAACTAGTACTGGAAGATACAGTAGTAACGTTCCATTTGTTGATTGGTTTGAATTTGATAGTGACGATTGTACTAGTCTTAACGGTACAACTAAAACCACTTACAACTCTGGTTCAGACCCTACAAAAAGAGGTATATTACTAGATGCAACTGAAATAACTGCTGGACAAAATATTACTGCTTATATGCTTTTTGAAGACATCTTATTAAACAAAAGAGGTGCTTGGGCATTTGGAACTAGTGGTGCTTATAGCTACTCAGAAGGGTATGTGTCTATTAAATTTGTACTTAAGCCTTATGATCCAGTAGGAACTTATATTACTGATAGATGGGATGAAACTGATGGCTATCTTATAGCTAGCGGTACTTTGGATTTTGTTGGTTATCCTGAAAACGAAGATACTAATCCTTCGCCTACTACAGTATATGCTGGTTTAAATGACCCTAGTACAGTCATTGGAGTGGCTTGTGCTAGTGGAACTGGTAATCCTGGTACATCATGTTAATATTAATAAAAACACGTAATATTTAATAATTATGGCGTCATTAGAAATAGCATTTTATAACACATATATACTTAAAAAGTTAACGGACAGCAGTAGTGCTAATACAAGTCCAGAATGGGCTGGTGGTAATCCTTCAAATACGCCTGACCCTGCTAATGATTCTGAATGGTGGTATTTAGAAGAAGCAAGAATACGTGGTGGATTTAACAATACTATTACTGACTTAGGTAAAAAAGCATATATAGTTGAAGAAGATGATGAATCACAGCAAAGAACAAATGCGTTAATATATTCAGGTATATATAATTCTAGAACAGGTTTTAATGGCACTAATGTGTTTTCTGTGGCTGAAAATATAACTAAAAGCGTTGACCCTGCTTATGGTAGTATACAAAAACTATATGCTGAAGATACTAATTTAACAATATTTCAAGAAGAAAAAGTTAGTAGAGCATTAATAGACAAAGACGCAATATACTCTGCTGAAGGTGGTGGAACAGTAACTTCAACAAACTTAGTTATTGGACAAATAGTACCTTACGCTGGTAACTACGGTATAAGCACTAACCCTGAGTCTTTTGCTGTTTATGGCTATAGAAAATACTTTACAGATAAAAGAAACAACGCGGTATTACGTTTATCAGCTGATGGTATTACAGAAATATCATCTTATGGTATGAAAGATTGGTTTAGAGATAATTTAGAAGATAAAACTAAACTTGAAGGTGCTTGGGATATTTACAAAAAGAAGTATGTTATTTCTTTACAAGGTGATGAATCATATACACTTACTTTTGATGAAAGTATTAAAGGCTGGGTAAGTTTTTATACATACTACCCAGAAGATATGGTTAGCTTGCGTAATAATTTTTACAGTTTAAAAGATAATAAATTATGGCAACATAATTCAGAGCTTGTTGAAAGAGGTAATTTTTATAACAACGGCGTTACAAAAAGTAGCATACAGTTTACAATGAATGCGCAACCGTCTCTTGTTAAAAACTTTAAAACTATAAACTTTCGAAGGTACGAGTAACTGGAACATGGATAGCTTTGTTACTGATTATGAAAATGCTAAGTCAGATGATATAGATTAGCTTGATAGACGGCGCGTATTTTCAAGCAGGTATTCAACAACCATTTCAGTGCTGGTTTTGATCAGAAAAGAAAATAAATACTTTGCATACTTAATAGCTAACGATACATGTATCTCAGACTCCTAATATATCATGCTGGGAAGCCGTTACCATTAGACGGTGTAGGAATAACGCTGGATGCAAATGGCAACGCATCAAAAAGTCAGGAGCTTAAAGGTTTTTACTCCACTGTTACATTGTCTAGTGGCGATACAGATAAACAGGTGACTTTTCAACCATGAGAATTATTTGCTGTTTCGCGCTGAGTATAACGTGGGCTCTTCGTATTAAATTAAATTAAATGGGTAGAACTTCAAAAAACAGTGCACAGGATTGACAAGATTTTCTTGTGCAAAATAATGACTTAGAAGGTGTACACGGAGACGGTAAATCAATCGCTGTTGTTCCTGATATACCAATTACTAATTATTTTGCAGACGGTATATATTTAAGACAAATGGAAATGCCAGCTGATACTGTAGTTGTAGGAGCAATACACAATCATTTGCATGCGTGGTTTTTATTAACTGGCCGTGTGCTAATTAATAATAACGGTGAAATTATTGAACATATTGCACCTTGTTTTACTATTTCAAAACCAGGCGCAAAAAGATTAATATACGCATTGGAAGATTCTATTTTTGTAAACGTACATAAAAACCCTTCTAATACGCAAGATTTAAAAGAATTAGAAAAAGAAATTGTTTCAATGACAATAGACGAATTTAACGAAAAATATAAATAATATGAGTTTCATAGCAGTTGGTGTTTCAGCCGGTACAGCGATACTTGGCGGTATAATAGGCGGCGGTAAAGCTAGACGACAAAGAAGAGCAGCGGCAAGAAGAGCTAGAGCTTTAGAAAAGCAATTAGAAGCTATAAAAAAGACTAGACCGCCTGTACCAGATTTAGCGTCAAATATAAGCGACTTATCAGGTGTTGCGCAAGATTTATCAGGAATGATTACAAATCCATATGCTAATTTAGGTGTTGCTACTGGTGCTGCTGAAATACAAATGGAGCAATCTGACATTGCTTTAGCAAATACTTTAGATACATTAAGAGCAACAGGATCTGGCGCTGGTGGAGCTACCGCATTAGCACAAGCCGCTTTGCAAAGTAAGAAAGATGTTGCAGCAAACATTGAACAACAAGAAGCTCAAAATGAAAAATTAGCAGCTCAAGGTGAAGCTCAAATGCAACAAGCTAAAATGTCTGAGCAACAAAGACTACAAGGTATACAAATATCTGAAGGACAACGTGTACAGCAAGCAGAAATGATGGCTGATCAATTTGAGTTTGGTGCTACAGAAAAACGTGTAGATCAAGATTTAAATAGAGTTGCAAGTCAATTAGGTCAGCAACAACAAGTTCAAGCACAAGCTGCATCAGCTGAAGGCGCTGCATGGTCAAGCGCTTTAGGTGGTGTAAGTAGTGCGTTTGCCGGAGCTATTGGTGAAATGAGTTGGGATAAGGGCAAATTAACAACAAATAACTAAACATGGGAGCATACGAAAATCCAGGACAATTTCAAATATACGACCCTACAGGAGATATAATGTTAGCACAGGCTTTTTCTCAAGTTGGTACTAACTTAATGAAGGCTTTGCAAGAAAGAAAACAAAAAGCAAAAGAAACAATATTTAAAAGCTTTCAGTTAAATGAAAAAGAAAGAGAAGCACAAGCAAAACAAGATGCTGTTATTGCAAACGCAGCATTGGATGCTAACTTCGATGTTACCAAAATGCGTGATTTTATTGATGGGCTAAAAGACGAACAGTTTAAATTATCACAAAAAAGAAACTCATATATATCCAGAGGTGAAGTTCCACCGCAGGATTTAACAGACCAGTACGACCAAATTAGCAGTACTATTAGAATAGGTGTACCTACATTGTTAAATACTTATAAGCAATTTAACGAGGCTGGTAATCAAGTTACTCAAGGCGCTTTAGGAGATCAAGGTGGTACCTCTGCTTTAGTCAATTCAACAGCGATGGACTTGTTTGAGAAGTTTTCTTCATCGACAAAAGGTAAATACAAAATGGGCTGGATTACTGATTCAGATGGAAAACGTGAATTAGGTTTTATAGCTGAAGATGGTACGCAAGCTAGTTTTACAGGTTTATCTGAAGCAGCAAGCTACTACGGAAGAAAAGTACCTAATGCTGATCAAAACTTTGAAGACTCTGAAGTTATTAAACAACAACAAACAAAATACAAAGAATTATTTACACCAGGCGCAATTCAAACAAAAATTGCAAATGATGGTATAGATGCAGCAAGAAAATTTTATAAAGACTACGGTAACTTTAGAACAGTGCAAAGCGGTAATACCGTAAAAGAAATATTTGTATTAGATACTAATAAATTAGCTAATGTGGAGGCATCAGAATCAGCTTTAGATAATAGAGCAGCGGAAGTTGTGGCAAACTCTACGCCAGAACAGTTAGAAGATATTTACAATTCTGTATTAATGACAGTAACTAAAAAAGAAGAAACTGATCAATTTGGTAAAAAAACTACCAGAAATGTTTTTGTAAATGCTACTACAGGTGAAGAAGGAGATGTTATGTTATTTGATGGTAATACCACGCCTGAAGAAATAGAATCATTTAAAACAGCTTATAAAGATCATTACAGAAGCGGCATATCTAGAGGTTTAGCTGAAACTATGACTTTTAATACTTACACTGTAAAACCAGATACTACCAAAGAAAAACCGATTGACACTACAGGAGTTATAGTTGCTGAAAACTTGTTAGATTTACCTATAGCAAAACAATTTCAAGTTGTTGGAGGCGAAGGTGTAATGACTGAAGATCAAGAAGTAGAAATGCTTGATAACTTTATAAAAACAGCAAATGCTGCTGGTAAAGGAATGCAGTATATTCCTGCATCAGCATTAGAAGAAACTATACTTAGTCAAAACGTGGATGCTGGTGGTAATCCAACAACTTCAACAGACCCTAAAAAAGCAATACCAATACTAAAGTATTACGAAGATGAAAAAGGTGCTAAAAATCCAATAGATGCTAGGCAAATGATATTAGATGATTACAAAAATAAGTTTGGTGAGGCAGCTATTTACAAACTAGATAAAGGTGTCCCAAGAGAATTAACAACAGCAGAAAAGAAAAGATTAAAAACATATACAGGTAGATATGAACTTATAGGCGAGTCTGTTAATATTAATGATAGGACTAATGAAGTTTTGAAAGAAATATTTGGAAGACTAGATAGCGGCAAAATAACTATAGAGCAATTAAATGCTGCAGGTGGTATAGACGCAATATTAAAACAATATAAATAATAATTTACAAAAATAATATATGGCAACTGATGTAAATTTATTCTTAGATAACATTTTTGGCGGTGATAACGACAAAAAGAAAGAAGAAGAAAAAAAGAAAAAAGAAGAACAAGCAAAGAAAAAAGACTCTGCAATGAGAGGTGTGGTTGCGGAGTCAACTGCAACTGCTGCACCTCAAATAAAAGATACGGCTTTACCTTCGGACGATGGTTTATCGGACTCACAATCAGCTAAAAAACTTCTAGACGACTTATTTGCTGATTTAGACAAACCGGTTGAGCCTGCTGTAGAATACAAACCTATAGAAACTCAAAAAGCCCCAGCAATTGCTACTGTTAATTTAGAAAAACAATTAGCAGGAACTGGTTTTACAGTTAAAACAAAACAAGGGCTTAGAGGACAAACTGTAGAAATAACTTCACCTACAGGTAATACAAAAGATTTTCTTACACAAGACTATACTGTTTCGGCTACAGCGTTTGGCCCAGGGGCATCATACACTAATGACATTGAAGAAATGAATTCATTTGTTAATAGTGAAATGCTTACAAAAAGCGCTAATGACTCAAGAAAACAAGAAGAAGACGATTTAAAACAAAACATTACCGAATACCTTGAAAAAGCAAAAGATTCAGGTGATATAATTAATTATGATTACTTTTTGCCAGAAATGTATGGCGGATCTGCAACAGCTTTAAGTCAAGAAAATTATGGTAATGTAACATTTGATAGCGTTTTAAAAGATTTTAAAAATTCTGAAGAGTATAAAAATTCTCAGTATGTCAATGAATTTAAGTTAGAAGATTTATTTATAACGCAAACTAAAACATTAGCTAATATAGATAAACAAGAGTTAAATACAGAACTTTTAGTAAGACAAGCCAACGCAGTTAAATTAACAGATGATCAGTTATTAGCAAACAAAGAAAAAGAATTACAAGGCACTAGAAATACTTTAGATAGAGAATATGTAGACTTAGTAGTTGAAATAGAAAGCTTAAAAGGTAAAACTGATCCTGAAAGTTTACAAAAACTTGAACAGCTACAAGAAAGACAAAAAAATCTTGTAGAAAACGAAGTAAAAATTCCATCATTTTTTGATTTATTTAAAGTAAACCCAGCAACAGCTGGTTCAACTTATTTAGCAGCTTTATATACAAAAGCAACAAGTAAAGTAGGTGAAGAAGCTAAAATGTTATATGACTTAGATGGTAATTTACTTATTGATACTAACCAAGATGCGGTAAGTACTTCCGATGCTGGTGTATCTGCTTCAAAATATGCTGGTAGCGATCAAGATTTTATTACTAATGAATATAACCGCAATTTAGTAAATTGGGGTAAAAGTGATATATTAGGAAGTGAAAAAATTAATGTACGTATTAATCAAGAATATGTACCATTTGCTTTTAACAAATATAAAGAAGAAGAGTTAGGAGTTTATAGCGTTCCTTTAAAAGAATTAGCTAAATACAGAAATAAACTTTTTTTAGGAGATAAAAATTTATTTGAAGTAATTCAAGACCTTACTTCAGCTAAGCAAAGATTTGAAAACGAGGGTATAATACCTGAAGGTGAATTTGTATCTAACGAAGAAGAGTTATTTCAACTTGTAGATACTTATGCTAGACAAAGAAAAGAAATAATATCTGATGCAACTGCATTAGAATCCATGCGTTATGGTTTTGATCCTGCTACTTTAGGTGATGATTCTTTAAACTTCACTATGGATGTTACTAAAGAAGTTGTAGATAACTTTAAAAATTCTTTTGTTAAGACAGAAGATTTAGATAAGCCAATTACAACTACTATTCAAGTAAAGCAACAGTTAGCTGAAACAATACCCAATGATTTACAAGAATTAGGTATATCTGAAGAATATATTAAAACATTGAAACCAAGTTTAGCAGTAGGGGCTTTACAAGGTGTTGCTGGAATGTCTGAAGATTTAGTTGAGTTTGCATTATTTGATATAGCGGCAACCGCAGGCGAAGGCGCTATAGTCAAACTAGCTAGTAAAATGCCAAAAATAACAGCTGCATTAAAAGGCTCAAAACTTGTTTATAATGATAAGTTTAAAAATACCGCAAAAACAGCTTACGTTTTAGCAAAAGAAGAAGTTAAAATGAAAACTGTATTTGATGAAAACTATCACATGGGTGGTGGTGTTGCATTTGCTGGTATGGGTATGTTATCAAAAAAATACTTTCCGCTTAACTTTGGAGCAAATAGATTAAACACTTTAATGGGTGTACCAAAAGAAGGTGTAATATTTGCAACATCTTCTGAATTAGCTAAATTTACAGAAGGTGGTATTTCTTCAATGGCTGGTGGTAAAACTTTTAAAAGACATTTAGATGAAAATTATTCTGACTTTGACGAAGTATCACGTGAATATTTAGGTAACATAATGTTTGGTAGTTTACTTAATATTAAAGGATTAAGTACAACAGCAGTAAAACGACTTTATAAAGGTGAAGCTCAATATGAATGGATGTCAACCAAGGCTATTGATAAACTAAACAATACAGCTACAAAAAATATAAAATCGATTTCTGCTGAAATAAACGAAAGAGCAGAATTAGGAGATAAAGCAGAAGATTTAAAATCTCTTGAAGATAATTTAATTAAAAACTGGAATGTATGGAATACAACCAGGTTTATACAAACAAACTTAAGAGATTTACAAGATTTAAGAAGCGGTGATGTAGAAAAAGTTACAAAATGGTATAAAAAATATCAAAAAGAAAATGTAGAAACATTAAGAAAAGTGTCTGGTAACGATGCTGCTCAAATTATTTATTCTACTGATGCTACTAGATTTCAACCAGGTGAGCAAGCTAAATATACATCAGATGGTAATATTGAGCTAAACATAAAAGCTATTGCCAATAAGAAAGAAGCTGCTGATCCAAATCTTGTATCGCATGAAATGACGCATGCAATAACAGAAAGAATAAGTAAAAACAATCCTTTATTTTTAAAGAACTTTTACAACAAGTTAGAATCAGAGTTTCCTGAATTAATTGCAGATATTAAAGAACAATATAAAGAAGAAATTGGAAAAGATCCTTCAATACTTGAAAAAGAGTTTATTTCTTTTGTTGCTCAAAGATTAGGTAATAAAGAATTCTATAACAACTTTAGTGTTGTTTCTGAAGGTGAAACTACATTTTTCCAAAAAATAGCTAATTGGACAAAAAACTTTAATAAAGAAAATGTAGGATTCGACCCATCAATTGCATCTAAAAAAGATTTAGTTAAGTTTTGGGCTAATTTAAGTATAAAGCTAAATAAAAATACTTTAACCGCTTCTGACTTAAAAAAGCTTGAGCAATTAGGTTTATCTGAAGCATACGAAGTACCGGTTGAATCTAACGCTGAATCAAAAGATTTTAAAGCAAAAGATTTAGGTACTGATTTAGAACAAGCAAGAGACTTATTAGAAGTATATAGAGGTATAAAAGCAGCTGATACACCATTAGCAAAAAGAGCAATGGAAATTAGAGCTACTAATCCCGCTGTTGCTGAAAAAATGCTTGCTGACTCAAAAGATAAAGCTTTTGGTGAGTTAATAGTATCATTTGAACCAATGGTTAATAAAGAAGCTGGTCGTATTAATACACAGTATGGTATTAGCAGAGAAGAAGCTGTTGCAGAAGTTCAAATAAACGCTATAGACTTAATTAATACATACAAGCCTTACTTAGCTATCATTGAAAATGGAAAGTCTGTTAGCATCGCTGAAAAGGGTGTTAAAATGAAAAACATTATAGAAAGAGTTAATGCTGGTGAAATTTCATTTGATTTAAATAAACCAAACCCTGTTGACCTTGCTGGTTATATTAGCAGAAACTTACCACTTAGAACAAATGCAATATACGCAAAGTATACAGAAGCAAACAAAGGCGGTGAGCTATTTAAAACAACTAGCATTGACGAAATACGTGAATTATCCGCTGATGATATTGCTGGATATGCTGGTGGCTCTGCTATGGAATCTACCGCCAAAGCTAATACAAGATTGATTGAAGCTGTTGATGCACTTATTCCAGATGCTGTTAAAAGAAGCAATTACAATCAAGGTGTTATTGATTTAATGACTGAAGAAAACATTACAGACTTTGGTTATCCTGCTGTAAAAGGAACTAATCCAGAAGCTATTATGGACGCTATGTCTGGTGGCAATCTTGTTGTTAAACCTAATGGCAAAATTAATAAAGCAAAAACTTTTGCAAACATTAGAGAATGGCTACGTAAAGATAACAATGCTAGTTTAATATATAAGTACTTTCCGCTTGGTGCTAAAAAACAAGCCGAAGGTTTAAAATCTGCTACTAAAGTAGCTAAGTCTATACTTAATAATTTTTATGAAAAAGGTGAAAGAGCTACTATGCTTGAAGGAACTGCCGCTGGTTTATCAGTACAAGAAAAAGTACCTTTTGATAGAAATAACTTTTTAGAAAAAGTAGGAGCTATAGGCAGCAAAGACAGAAACAAAGATACTTTACTTGAAGCAATAATAAATGAAGTTGATAGATCAACAACAAATAGAGTTGTTAGAAAAGAACTTGAAATACAAGGTAAAGAAGATAAGCTATTACAAGAATTAGCAGATGGTAAGTCTGAAGATTTATTAGTAAAAGAACTTGACCCTGAATTTGAAAATTTAAGAATTCAATTAGCTGCTAACTTAGCTGTTGATAATATTGTCCTCAAAGCTTTTGATGAAGTTCTTGTAGATGCTAAAATGGACGACGCTATATTTAAAAAGTTTGCAAGTTTAAAAGGTGAAGAAAAAACAGCAGCTCAAGAAAAATATTTAAATGAGTTTGCAAAGCCTTTTGTAGCGCTTATGCCTAATGAATTTAAACAAGTATTAACTTCTCCTGGCGGAAAAGTACTAAATTCATTTATGGAAAAGTATTTATTGTATGGCAATAAAAGTAGAGGAGCCGGAGATTTAGGTACAAAAGGCGGACCTGGTTTTCAAAAGCAATTAAGAAATTTTTATGAAGATGCTAAAAAAGATACACAATTTCAAGAGCTTATTGACCCAAAAAGCAAAACTTACGATGTTGAGGTAGCCGAAGCTTGGAATGCTATCAAAGATAATTTAGAAGCATTTGAAGCAACTACAAGTACTCAAATAAATAAATATAACTTTGCTGGTGGAAAAGTTTTTGAAATAGCTGGTAAATCTAAAAATCCTGTTAAAGCTGGAAAAGAAATTGTAGCAGAACTTGATAGAATATATGGTGAAGGCAAAGGTGTTAAAACTTATGAAAAGTTAGGTAAGCTTACTCAAGATGTAGACTTTTTTATGCAGCTTATGTTGAAAAAATGGTATGAAAGTGTGCCAGAAGGAGAATTAAAAGAAAAAGCTAAAGAAAACTTGTATTTATTAAAAACAGGCACTACAAATGTATTAGAATCAGATAGAATTTTTGCACCATTAAGATATATTCAAGTTGGTGTTAAAAAAGCTTATTTAGAACATATAGTTTCATCTTTAGAAATATCTACAGCCAACTATATGGACATAATAAACGGTACTTTTAGCAAAGAATCTTTTGATGGTACCAGAAGCCTTTATTATACCGCTGCAATTAAACCGTCTAGTGCTAAATTGTTGGATAAAGTTTGGGGCAGTACTACAAATATAGCCTTGCATAGATTTTTTGCTGATCCTGAGTTAGCTAAAAATACTATAGACTTATATGCTCCTACAAAAAATAATACCCAGTTTAAAACTGTAGAAGAAAATTTAAATGCAATATACGGTAAACCGTTTGTAGAAAAACAATTTACTATAGCTAAAGAAGCAAAGTCATTGTATGAAAAGTCTATGGATTTGTCTTCAAAAGATTTAAGCAAAGACCCTATAAGTGATTTAGAATCTATAGCTCGTATGTCAAATGTAGATGTTGCTCATGATTTAGCAAGAATCAGAAACAAGAAAAATAAAGGTATTAGTGTTTTTGATTTTGATGATACACTTGCTAGAAGTAAATCTAATGTATTATATACAATGCCTGATGGTAGAAAAGGGAAACTTAATGCAGAAGAGTTTGCTAAAAGAGGTGATGAACTATTAGCTCAAGGTGCTGTTTATGATTTTTCTGAATTTAAAAAAGTAATGCAAGGATCAAAAGGACCTTTGTTTGAGTTAGCTAAACAACGTGGTGAAAAGTTTACAACTAAAGATGTATTTGTATTAACAGCTAGGCCACCTGAAAGTGCGGTAGCAATACAAAAGTTTTTAAAAGAATCTGGTTTAGATATTCCTTTAGAAAATATTACAGGTTTAGGAAACTCTTCAGCACAAGCTAAAGCAGACTGGGTTGTAAATAAAGCTGCTGAAGGTTATAATGATTTTTACTTTGCTGATGATGCTATTAAAAATGTTAAGGCTGTTAAAGATGCTTTAAGTGTTTTAGATGTTAAGTCCGATGTACAACAAGCATTTGCTGCTAAAGATTTAAACAAAGAGTTTAATAAATTAGTTGCATCAAAACTAGGTATTGCTCCAAGTAAAAATATAAGTAAAGCTAGAGCTGAAATGTTGGGTAAAAAGAAAAAAGGCACCTGGTTTATTCCTTATTCCAATGAAGACTTTATGGGATTAATGTACCCTTTATTTGGCAAAGGCAAAAAAGGTGATGCTGATGTAGAATTTCTTAAAGATGCTTTAGTAAGACCTTTTGAAAGAGGTGAATATAATATTTCAAAAGAAAGAGCCACGCTAGCTAGAGACATGTCAGCATTAAAAGATCAAACAAAAAAGTTAAACCCAGGCACAACTAAAAAACTAAAAAATACAGTTGACGAAGCTTTTACTGCAGAGCATGCTGTTAGAGTTTATATATGGGGTAGACAAGGTATGGAAGTACCTGGCCTTAATAAAAAAGATATACGTAAATTAACAAACTACGTTAAAGCAGATAAAGATTTAGTTGAATATGCTGAAAACTTAATGTTATTAGGTAAAAGCAGCAAATACCCTGAGCCAACTAAGTATTGGGCCGGCGGCAATATATCAAATGACTTTAGAAACAGTTTATTAACTACAAGAAGAAAATATCATTTAGCTGAGTGGATTCAAAATAAAAATGAAATATTCACGCCAGAAATGTATAATAAACTTGAAGCAACTTTTGGTAAAGGATATGTTGAAGCTTTAAAAGAATCTTTAGCTGCAATGGAAAGAGGTAAAAATAGACTGCCTAGTAAAAATAAACAGTTTGATAAGTATTTAGATTTTGTTAATGGATCTGTTGGTGCTGTAATGTTTTTAAATACTAAATCCGCAGTGTTACAAACATTGTCAACATTAAACTATTTAAACTGGACAGATAACAATCCAGCTGCGGCTGCTAAACAATTTGCAAACATACCAAAGTTTTCAAAAACGTTTATGGAATTATTCAATTCTGAATATTTAGTTAATAGACGTGATGGTTTAAAAATCAATGTAAGTGAAGCTGAACTTAACGATGTTTTTAAAGATAGAAATAAAGTTGAAGCATTTTTTAACTTAATGATTAGAAAAGGTTTTGCTCCCACAAGGTATGCTGATTCTTTTGCAATTGCATTAGGTGGTTCTAGTTTTTATTTAAATAGAATAGAAACTTATAAAAAGAATGGTTTATCTGAAGCTGAAGCTAAAAAAGAAGCATTTGTAGACTTTATGGAAACATCAGAACAAAGTCAGCAGTCTTCAAGAACAGATAAAATTAGTCAAGAGCAAAGAGGGCATTTAGGACGTCTTATTTTGTCTTTCGCTAATACACCAATACAATATAATAGATTAATGAAAAAAGCTATTATGGACATTAGAAATGGTCGTGGCGATGTTAAAACAAATGTTTCTAAAATATTGTATTACGGCGCTGCTCAAAATATTATATTTTCTACTTTGCAGTCAGCTTTATTTAGTATGTTTTTTGATCCAGATATGGACGAAGACGATAAAATGGAAAAATATGTAAAAGTTGTAAATAGCACTTCTGATTCTTTCTTACGTGGTTTAGGTGTTGCTGGCGCTACTGCGGCAATGCTTAAAAATGTTGGAATCAAAATATACCAAGAGCATCAAAAAACAAGACCAGAATATGATAAAGCAGCTTTAGAAGTACTAAGTATTTCGCCGCCTTTAGATTCTAAGATCACTAAGTTAATGCAGGCTGGTAAAATATTCATGTATGAAAAAGATGCAATACAAGAAGAAGGGTGGTCATTAAATAACCCTGCTTGGCAAGCTGGTGCAAAAGTATTTGCGGCTGGTACTAACGTAGGTGTTGACAGGTTTTTTATTTTTAAAGAACAATATGAAAACCTTACGGATGATAATCTAGCAATGTGGAAAAGAATATCGCTGCTGGTGGTTGGCAGAATTACGAATTAGATATTGAAAGAGATGAAAGAAGATTACCACTTAAAAAGCCTTATAATCCATTTAAAATAAGATTAAAAGATGCTACTAAGCCAAAAATAAATTTAGATTTAAATATAAAACTTAACTACTAATATTATGGGAAAAAAAGATGCGTGTTATCACAAAGTAAAATCAAGGTATAGAGTGTTTCCATCTGCTTATGCTAGTGGAGCTTTAGCTAAATGTAGAAAAGTTGGCGCTGCTAACTGGGGCAATAAAAGTAAAAAGAAAAAATAATGGCTGTGCGTAAAACAAAAAAAGGCGCAAACTTAAGACGTTGGTTTAAAGAAAAGTGGATTGATGTTCGCACTGGTAAACCATGTGGTAGAACCAAAGGCGAAAAAAGAGGTACACCTTATTGTAGACCTTCCAAAAGAGTATCAAGCAAAACACCTAAAACATCAGGTGAAATGTCTGCTGCTGAAAAGAAAAGAAAAATTGCTGAAAAGAAAAGGTTAGGACAACCAGCTGGCAAACCAAAAAGAGTTAAAAACGTTAAGCGTAAAAAATAATGGCACCAGAAATAAACGAATCAACCAAAGTGACTGTGGATTTAAAAACAGTAGGATTAATAATTGGTGGAGCAATTTCATTAGCTGCAATGTATTTTACTTTAAAAGCAGATATAGAATTAGCTAAAGAATTGCCGGAACCTACTATTAGCAGAACAGAATACGATTTAAAAGATCAGCTTATTCGAGAAACCATTATAAATACGCAAGAAAAAGTTGAAGAAAATAGTGATAAATTAGACAAAATAGACGGAAAGCTATATGAAATAATTGAAAAAGGTAGATAGTAATGAAAAATTTAATTACTTTAATAATATTGTTATGTAGTACCTGGGTTTTTTCTCAAGATTATAAAATAGTACAGGTTAATGCTAAATGGAACACTGCAAATGACGTAAAACTTCCTGACTATATATCTGGAGTTAAAGTTATTTACATATATTTAGAAAATCAACAATCTAATTTAAAAAATCAAATAAAATATGTTCCAACTATTCTTTTATTTAAAAACAATAAACCAATAGTGCAATGGACATCTAATTTAAGCTTTAAGTTAATAATACCTAAAGATCAATTAATAAATGAAATAAAATTTCATATAAATAAATAAATTAAATTATGAATGTACCTAAATTTATTATAAGTGAACATATTACACTTAATGAAGCTGTTCATTCTAATACCGCAAAAAGAAAAGGTATAGATAATACGCCAAACCCTGAAGCTGTATTAGCTATGAGTAAACTAGCTGAAAACGTGTTTGAGCCACTTAGAGCACATGTAGGTGGACCAATAAAAGTTAATAGTATGTTTCGCTCAGAAGAATTAAATAAAGCGATAGGGGGCTCTAAAACAAGTCAACACTGTAAAGGCGAAGCAATTGATATTGATGACATTTACGGTCATGCTACCAATGCTGAAATGTTTATGTTTATATGGGACAACTTAGATTTTGACCAACTTATATGGGAATTTGGTACTGATGAAAATCCATCATGGGTACACGTAAGTTACGTTTCACCTGAAGAAAATCGTAAACGTGTATTAAAAGCTGATAAAATAAATGGCAAAACAGTTTATAGTGTAATGCCAAAAGAATAGGAACAAGAAGAAAATGGGCGCCATACCCAAAGTTCCTGTAACCAAGAAGGGGAAGCTTAACGGCCTCCCCTTTTTTAATTATCCATCACATGCTATACATTCTTCCATAGCTTTACTCGCTATATCTCCACGTAGCACGGATTCAGTCCGCATGTAATACAAAGTTTTAATACCTTGCTTCCATGCTTCCATGTGTACTTGGTTAATCCACTTAGGCGTAGCTTCCTTAGGAAACGCTAAATTCAAACTCATAGCTTGATCTATATATTGTTGCCTAACTCCAGCTTGCTTAACCAAATCTAATTGATTAATTTCTTTAAATGTTTTAAATACTTCTTTAAACGGTATTTCACCTGGTAGCATTATATCATTCAGTTCGTCGATACCTTGTACACTTCCGCCGTCTTCCAGGATCTTATCCCATATTTCTTTCGTGTTAAGTTTGAATTTTCTTAAGTACTTAACTAACGTCGGGTTTTTCCTAATGAAAGTACCTTTAGCGGTCTGCTCAGTAAATACATTGGCAGCCCAAGGCTCAATACCAGGACTAATGTTACCACTAAGCTTGCTGTTACTGACAGTAGGAGCAACAGCCCTAAGATGCGTATTACGATAGCCAGTATCACGGCACCAAAGCGGCTCCCCGTAGGTTTCGGCCAAGGCTCTAGAAGCTCTTTCAGACTCAATCTTAATTTGCGAAAATATTTTCCTAGTCTCATACTGAGCCAATAAACCTTCGAAAGGAAGGCCATTCTCTTGGAGATATGTATGCCATCCGAGGACACCCAAACCCAGTGCTCGCCCTTTTTCCGCAGATCGAACAGCGTTTTCAAATCCACGCATTCCTTTGGCCCTTTGAATAAATTCCTCAAGCACGCCGTCAAGAAACCATATGGCGTCATAGATAATATTAGTATCTTTCCATTCTTCATATTTTGCTAAGTTTAACGATGATAGACAACATACAAAGCTGTGACTTTCATCTGTGTGTAAAGTTATTTCAGAACATATGTTAGTCATATGCACTTTTAATCCATTCTTTTTATATGCAGCTGGATTAGCTTTATTAGTATTTCCTTTATATAAGATATACGGTTGTCCAGTAGCTTTTCTTTTTCTAATAAGTTTAAGCCACTTAGATCTTGCTTCTGCATCTCCTTGATCAACTCTTCGCATAAACTTGTCGCCAACAACTGCGCACTGATTAAGATTAAGTGATTGTCTATTGACATCTCCTTTAGGTTCTCTAATTTCAAGCCATTCTTCAAAGTCTTCGTGTTCAATATTGAGATTAACAGAGGCAGCTCCTCTTCTAACATTTCCTTGGTTTGTTGCAAGAATTGTTGAGTCATAGATTTTACAAAAAGGGACCACTCCGTCTGATGTTCCATTACCAGTAATTTTAGATCCGGCAGGTCTAATCATATTAATGCCTACACCAACTCCCCCGCCGTGTTTAGCTAGCAGCATCATTTCTAAGTTTTTTCCACCAATCTCTTGTATACTATCACCAACATCGATACCAAAGCAGCTTATAGGTAAGCCGCGATCAGTACCAGTGTTAGATAATACAGGCGAAGCTAAGCATAGCCAGCCGTTCCATATATATTCAAAAAACCTTTCAGCTAATTCGGGTCTATATAATCTTCTAGCCACGCTAGTAGCAACCCTATTATAAGCATCACGAGGACTTTCGCCAGGAAGTAAATAACCACCAGCGATTGTTTTTTTGTATATTTCATTATCACCCCATTTTGGATAGTCTTCACCTTTTACCCATTCATTATTCCACGCCATCTTTTACCTCCTTTTCTGCTACAGCTTGAATAAGTTGAGCTTCAGCTTCTTTAAAACCTGGAAAGTACTTTAATAATTCATAAGTACCAACACTCATTGTTTTAGTATTACTTGATTCTTTTAATAAATGGTCAATAACTCTTGTTATTGCATCTATCTTTTTTTCTAATAAGTCTAATCGACTTTGTTTTTGTCCTTTCATATTGTTAATTAAAATGCGTCGTCCCAATCTTCTGACTCGCCTGGTTTAGAATAATCTGTTGGTCTTATTGCAAAGAAATCTGTGTGTGTATGTCCACCTGTTAAATGGTAAAACCAATCTAACTTATTTGCACTGTTTTCATCGTATGGAATATAGTTACCTAAATCTACATAACCTAGCTCAACTAATTTTTCATTTGTACGTCGTTTAATAAAGTTTTTAAGATCAATAGCTTTAATACCTTCAATGTCACCCATTTCAAACATTTTGTCTATATAATTCATTTCTAACTTTACCATTGTTTCTGCGGCGTCTATTACGTCTTCTCGACATAAATGTAGTAATTGTTCATTTTCACCGCACATGTCGCGGAATAATTTACAACCCATACGACTATGCAAACTTTCATCACGTACACTCCATTTCATTTGTTGTCCAATACCTTTCAAAAGGTTTCTCATTTGAAAAGAATATAAAACAGCAAATGCAGAATAAAGACTAACCCCTTCAGCAAAGGCAGAGAAAATAGCCAGACTACGAGCGACATCACGATCACTGTTTTCATTAGCGGCCATAAGGTTTTCGAACCTAGCAGACGTTGCAGGCTCATGTAAAAATGCTTTAAAATCATCTAGTCCTAGTGTTTCGTTTAAATAACTGTAAGCTACTGCGTGTATGGTTTCTTGAGATCCAAACATCATAGCCATTTGTTGTATCTCGTGTTTAGGAAACCATTTTACTACCTGTTGAGTCCAGTAATCAGATACGGCACATTCTGTTTGTGCAAAACCCAATAGTATATTTCCTACTAAGTTTTTTTCTTCTGGTGTTAATCTTTCGTTCCAATCTTTTACGTCACCACCCATTGGTATTTCGGTATGCAGCCAAAATGCTTGCGCTTGCGGTAACCAACCTTCTGTATAATATTCAGGATATTCAAAAGGTTTATATTCAACTCTTTCCTTTCTAATCGGTAGTTTGTTCATTCTCTAATAAATCTTTAATAGTTAATAATTGATGTCTTATAGCTTGCATATAAGCTAATAATGTTTGTTTAGTATGTTGTCCTTTAATTGCAGCATCGGCTAATTCAAATGCTTCATTATTAGACCACTCTACATAATTAATTAATGCTTTTTGTTTATTCATCGTAATAAAGCGTTAAGCATAAATCTATAAACGGTAAATATAATACGTGATCCGACCTATCTTCACCTGTGTAAGTTCTGCCACCAATTAATATACCGGGATAAAGACCTATACCTAATTCCCAATCTGTTACTTTTCTCATTTTGTTTCTACTTTAATATTATAATAATCTTGATACTCAACTAAATCTTTCCACCTTAAATAACCTTTTTGATTAATAGACCATTTTATAAATTTATTAATTTGGCGTTCAGCGTATTTAGTTCTAGCTATTTCTTTAGAATCTCTTCTATTACTTTGTCGCATTCTGCTTGGTTTTGTGGTTTATACAATGTTGTACCTGGCATGGTTTCTTCTATATACTTTTTAAACATTTTGTATCGCAGAGGAAAACTTTCGTTAGCTCGACCTTTACATTCAATAATAAAGTTTTTACCAACAAAATCCGGTGTGTATTTAATAGGCAGTATTTTTTTACGACCTCTATCTCTAAACTCACCTTTGCCATTTGCTTGTCTTTCATATGCTTTACTTGTAAAGTTAAAACCTTCTTGCAAAACATATGTTTGTCCTTCGTATTCAGCTTTTATTTTAGCTTTCTTTAACGCCATATACATGTAACGTTCAAGACCTGAAGCAAAGTTAATACCATCATATGATACCTTCTTTGCTTGTACTGGTCCTTTCTTTCTTCTTTTAGTTCTTCTCATCAAGTTTTTGAATTATCCATTCAATATAATTGCAAGCATCCATAAGCTCTTCTTGATAATGAATTAATCTTGCTTTCATTGATTGATTGTCGTCAGCTAAAGTAACGCCGTACTTTTTAAAGCCTACTTCTGATCTACTAACGATTTTGTTTACAACCTTTTTAATTACAGGGTCTTGAATTTCTAATCTTACTATTTCTCTACTCATAATGTTTCTTTTACAAAAGTTCCATTCTTCATTTGACCTTTACGATTTTTAATTTCACCGTAAGCCGCATCAATACAATCTTCAATTCGAATATCAGTAGCTAAAGTAGTCAGGTTAGTAAGTACTACAACCATGTCACCAATAGCATCTACTATTTCTTTTTTATCATTTTTAAGTAATGCTTGAGCAAGCTCACCAGCTTCTTCCATTAACTTAACATATTGAGTTCTAGCATCGCCTTTATCATATATGCCACGCTCAAGTGCCCATCTTCTTATGTTATTAAATACGCTTTCAGTTAGTATTGGTTCGTCACCAGTAGCTAAGTTGTTTAAATGCTCTTGTAAAGCTTTGTTGTATACATAACATCTAGTATTATTATACATTGATGTTACAGCATTCTTAGCTATCCATTCACATACTTCAGGCACTAGTGTTACTTCTGTACCATTCATATCAAAAGTTAAATCTAGCATATTAAATAATCTGCCTTTAAGTTTAGAAACGGGTACTGGAAATGTTGTAGTCATTTCTGTTACATTTAATTTCATTTGATTACGTTTTAAGTGTTTAAGATTTTTATAGAGTTGCCGGTCAACTTTATAGCCATATTCTTTTTGTAGTTCTAACTCTTTGTTAGATATATAGTCTATATCAGGGCTCGTCTCAAGAATTTCATATTCACCTTCTTGATAGCCCTGCATTAAAGTAACTCGGCGGTGAACATTAGTTGTTACACCTATTTTTTTACCGGGTATATGGTATATGTAATAATTACGTGTTTTCATCATTTTATACAGCTACTGGAGCAGTAATTACTGGTCCGTGTTTATAATTTATTAATTCAACTTTACCAAACTTAAGATTAACATCAACGCCATATTTGCCAGGTGTTAGATATTTAAAGTCCGGTGTGTCATATATAGAAGTTTTTAAGTAATCCATAACCGGTGCTAATTGATTTGTATATATATGAGCATCAATTATGTTCATATCTATTCTATTAGCTTTCAAACCAGTCATATGACTAATATACAATAAAATTTGTGAAAACAACGCAACATCGTAAGGAATTCCTAAAAATACATCGCCTGATCTTTGAAGTGCAAACATATTTAAGTTGTCACCATCTACAAAAAACTGAAAGTACAAATAGCACGGAGGTAGTTTCATTTCAGAAAGTTGCTCAACATTCCATAAACTAATAATATGTCTACGACTATCTGGAAACGTTTTTATATTACGTATAACAGTCTTTAATTGATCTATATTAGTATTGTTCCAGTTTCTTAATTGATGTCCATAAACAGGCCCTAAATCGCCATCATCATCAGCCCAAGCATCCCAGATTTTTACACCAGCATCGCGAAAGCGCTGTATATTAGTTTCACCATTCATAAACCAATTAAACTCAGTATCAAATGACTTAGGAAACATTTTGCGTCCAGTTATCATAGGGAAGCCATCGTTTAGATTCCAGGTTAAAGTTTTATTAAACGTAGAGTAACAGCCAACACCTGTTCTATCATCACGTTTAACATTGTGCCTGAAAATTTCATTAAGCAATAATCTATATTGCTTTTCAAAATTATTTAGAATTATATTTCTCATAATAATATAAGTAAAATTTAAATATTGTTTTATATAAGTTTTTCCAATCGTAAGTTTCAGGTGATCTATGTTGTTTACCTTTGTTTACGATGTCAATCCAATATCTAGTCTCGCTTTGTGCAAACGGGGATATTAGTATGTCATTATTAATACACCACTTATAAGCTGTGTATTCTTCGTCGTTAAACACGTAGTGTGTTACTTTCTTTTTTCTAGGCATTTATTCCCAAGGCATTTTATCATTGCCAACATCAGTTTCATAATGTGGTATGAAGCAACCACTTTTTGGCTCCCACTGAAACCAGGCTTCAGCTTGATTCTGTCCTAAGTTTTGAAACTTAACCTTAAGCACTTTTGCTTTTACTAAATTACGTTCATAGTCTCTGTGTACTAGTAAACCGTGATAAGAAGCATCATACCATTCACCACCACCTTTAATGTTATACATGGTTGGCTCTTCTATTTTACCATCGGAGCCCTTATACATTTTAGTAGGGTGAGCAACTATAAATACAAGAACGTCGTACTTCTTACAGAATATTTCAATCTTCTGAAGATATTCCATCGTGTATTTATTAACATCGTCACTACCATCAATATCACGTACTTTATTAAATGGATCGATAACTAATACTTTAATACCTTTGCGTTTTACTAGCTCAGCACCTTTCTTTAATACTGCATCTAATGTATAACGTTCCATATCAATATGGAAAAAGTTATCTGAGCAATGCTCTTTAATTCTATTCCACTCTTCACTTCCAATATCATCTCTACTTGGCATACGTTGCCAAACTTTACGCATTAGTTTATGGGCATGAAGATAAGTTGGAACATTTTCAGGTGAAGCGAATGCCGCCTTCCAAGCATACTTGTGGTTATAACCCACAACCATTTGGTCGACAAAATCACTCTTCCCGGAAGAAGGCACACCAGTGACAGTAATAAATTGACCGGTATAAGTTGAGAATATATCATCAAAGTTTTCCAAGCCAATTTGAAATCCTGGTTTAAAACCATTTTTAACAAAGTCTTCGACTTCGCCTTCAATATCTCTGAACGTAATGACGTTTTCAAGCGGTACAGCTTTGGCTCTGGCAATACACTGACCCAGTCTTTCTTTTCCATGTTTTAATAAATATTCGTTAGCATCCTTACAATCTTCAAAGTCAACCATAAAACAAACTTCAGCACCAAGTCTTCTTACAAGTTCTTGTTGCAATGCTTGTCCAGCTTCGTCATTGTCTACAGCTAATATTACTTTTTCTTTATCATCAAAATAATCAATGCAATTATCAAGATAATCGAGATTGTTCCTATTAAGTGTTGCACCGTTAGGTACACTAATCGCATTATGGATTCCTGCTTCATGTAGTGCAAGAACATCCATTTCACCCTCAGCAATGATACAATACTCATAACCAATAGTAGAATCAATATTATAGAAGACTTTTTCTGCGCCTTTAAAAAGTTTAAAATTCTTTCTAGCATCGCGGTATTTAATGTTTGTTAGTTTATTTCCAATGAAGTAATTAAACTGAATTGTGTGTTCAGCTTTTTGTGTTTGCGGCATCCACTCAGGGCCATCAGTAACACGTAGTTCGTTTAAAGTTTGTTGAGATATACCTCGATCTAAAAACCATTTGATTATTTTTTCAGATTGTATACCACTTGCAACTTCTGTTTCTGGTCTTACGTACTCTTTTTCTGCTTTACCTTTTCTTTTAAATGTATGTAGTTGAAATACACTATCACAGTTATGACAAGTGCCCATACCGAGCTTCCAGTCTAGTGATGCACATTTCTTGGTTTCGTTACCTTTCTTTCTATTAGACGAGCAGAGGGGACAAGTGCTATCTTTTTTCCCCTCTTCAAGTCCATATTGATTAAATTGATCGATTTCAAAACCATTTATCTCATACCTCTCTACTTGCATAGGATAAAATTAAATTAAATTAAAATGGTAAATCGTCGTCTTGTGGTTGACTAACCGCGGCTGGTTGCTGTTGACCATCACGTGGTGCAGCAGCTACATTATCGCCGTTGGTCCAAACAACTTTTACATTACCTAAATAAGTTTTAGCAGCTTTCGCTTCTCTTTCTTCTTTAGATTGTTCAACAATTATCGGTCCTTGGTTACCGAACTGATCAACTTCATCATTTAAAGTGATTACTAGGCTAAGATATTTACCCTTTTTTCCTTGGTATATCTTGTCTTTTGGGATTGCATCTAAGTTGATGCTAGTTTTAATAATACTTGCCATCTTACAATGTTTTGGTTAAAAAATAATTTTTAGGATTAAAATCCTCGTTTTCAAAAAATAATTTGTATTGCTCTTCAGCCTCTAATACTTTATTGGCGCCCCGCTCCAGAAATTCGTTGGAACAATCAAATATTCCTATCTGGTGTGTATTCTTGTCAATAGCTATAAAAACCATTTCATAGCCAAATAACTTTTGATAGATATATGCTTGACTATCGTAGTTATATTTTCTTGCTGAGCTTGCGAACTGCTGGATATTTCCGGTGGTTTTCAAATCAATAATCAACCTGTCATCATGGTTAACTATATCAGCTTTACCTTTCCAATACATATCACTAAGTATTTGACCAACAGCAGGCACTTCATACTCAACATTACCTTCTCTGATAAGACTGCGAACAACTTCATTATCTAACATTGTTTCAGTAAGTAATTCTATCTTATCAACTTCGTGTTGTAATAAAGTTAACTCTCCACCACTTAGCTCTTTATACTTATTCGTATTTCGAGTTGTAGCATCAATAACTTTGATTCTGTCTAATTTGTCAGGCTCAAGTATTGCTGTGTGAAAATATCCGCCAGTAAGGAGTGCCGGTGTTTTAGTTGTCGGCACCCCAAAGGCTAACGGATTCGAGAGTAAGACAGAAATATCAGAGTTGCTACGAAATTGCCTACCAAAGTCCCCATAATAATGTTCATCGTCTCGTAGCTTTTCTATAATTTCTTTAATATTATCCATTACAACAATTGTTTTTCAATTTCAGGAGTAACATTATACTTCTTTTTAATAGCATCTAATTTCCCACCATTCTTGATGTAGTCTTTAGCTTTCTTAATTTCAGCAGCTGTCATAGCTTTTCTATCATGGATATTTGTTGCGTCACTATCTTGTGTGTCGTCAATTAAAAACAAATTACCAAGCGCATATTTTTTGCCATAGCTACTTGCTGATCCAAATTGTTGTGGAACTTGCATACCTTTTTGAGCTAAATCAACACCGATAATTGCTACAGCATGTATAGCATCAGTGCCATCTGTTATAATAGCTTTAGACTCTAAGATAGGCATAGGATCTGATGTAATTAATGATTCTTCAATTCTTACAGATACATCTAAATCTAATAAGAAAGGTTTAACTGCTTCAAGTATATCTTCAGCTGATCTGAAGTAATACTTACCAAACGCATTAAATCTACTCTTCTTTGATTTAAATTTAGTTTGGATTTCTGCTAATTTCTGATTTAACGTCTTGCTCATATAATACAAATATATAAAAAATAAATTAATTAATATTAGAAATAATCTAAAACTTCAGCTGGATTTACATTATCAATTAATTTTTGAACTGCTTGCTTTTTAATTTCAGATACTCTAACGTAGGCGCTAGCTCCTTGAATATCTAATCTTTCAGCAATAGCATTTGCACCGTGCTTATCGCAATCCAGTCCATAACTTAATCGTAATACTTCATACTCTCTGTAGTCTAAGTATTTCTTTAACAACCCCATGAGATACTTATTTAATATCCCAATATTATAGTTCTCAGATTTATCTTCAATCTGGTACATTGGTGAATCAAAGTCGTCTTCATCACCAATCCTTTCATCTATACTTAAGAACATAGAATTAAAAAACAAGCGCACCAGCTTTTTATCTTTGCCAGCATCTTTTCTTATTTGTAATAGCTTATGCTCTGGTATTTTAATATTACCCCTATTAATGTCAATAGCACGTCTTATCGAGCCCTTAATTCTTTTTGATAGGAAACTCTTAATTGTTTTTTCAACGTCATCAGATCGATTTATTTCAGTCCATATAATTTTATCAACCGCTCTAACCAATCCAACATTACCTTCTTGTATTAGATCGTTAATACTTAATACCCCAGACGCTTGTTCACTAGTTGCAAACTTTCTTGCAATGTTTTCTACAAGTGGCATAAACTTTATTATAAGTTCATCTCTAGTATATTCTTGCCATTCATTATCTGCAGGCATACAGGTCTTAAGATCATCTTTATATCTTAGGTAATTTTTAACATTATACTTTTTCATTAAGTTGACGATTTAATAATTCTTTTTCTTTTTTAAGCTCATTGCTCATATTTCTATGTATTGTTCTTGTAGAGCAATATAACAATGTAGCCAGTTTAGAAACAGTAATTTTATTATTATCGTCGTGCAACATAATCATGGCGTCATATATTTCAACATCACCAATTTTTTTACGACCTATTATACGACCAACAATACTTAGCTTTTCAGAAACAGTTAATCCACTGTTGTCTTTAAATATGATTTTTCTAAGTTTATTTTTAGGTGGTCTATCAAGATCTTGCATGCTAACTTCATAGATTATATTCTCTAAAGTTAATTTAGGTATTGTGAATGTAATAAAACCATTTGACTTATTCACTATAAAATCCACTAAATTTTCAAAATCAGTTTGATCAAGCTGTGGATTAAGATACCATAATACATATAAATGCCATTTCAATGACTTATAAGTATTAATCTTAGCTTTGCTGTTAAATAAAGAATAACATTGATAAGTACCTTCTTCATAGTAATAACCCCAAGTATAAACCGTAGTAGGCTTATCAGTAGCTGGATCTCTTCTATAAATTATTCTGTTCTTAATTAAATATGTTAAATCTCTATTGTGTGACATTAGCCCCTTACTAATAATTACTTAACGAGCTATTGTCGCATTCTAGCTCTTTAGTTTTCGCTTCGCTTATTTCTTCAATGCTTACTTGACTCATATACCATCTTATATATTCATCATAATACTTTTCTTTATAATATCCCATTACTTAAATAATTTACTTATTGCAGGCAAAGCCCAAAATAATATTCCATAACTTAATGCCCATACTATGTGTAACATAAGCACTATACTTAACCAAAAAACATTACTTCTTTTATTCATACTTTTTTAATTCTCTTTCAATTATATCTAACTTATCTTTTACTTCTTTAGCTTTTAAATATTTTTCATCAGCCTCGTAAGATAATAATAATTCTTGTAACTTTTCTTTTTCTTGCAATAGAAAATCTTTTTCAGTACTAAAATTTATTTCTAAATTTTTATTACTACTAGCAAGCTCTTCAAGTTCTAATTTAAATTGCTCGTCATATTCTTTTTGTTTGTCTAATACTTTTTCAGCTATTAGTTCTGCTAGCTGTAGCAACTGTTCTTCGTTTAGTCTAAACTCCATTTATTTTTTATTTACTAATTTATAATATTCATATTCAAAGTCATACTTTATATCTCTACCGGCTCGGCTGTTAAAGTTGTAACTATGTGTATATAATTCTTGTATTGGTTCGTTCTCGATCATAAAATGAAAGACCTGTGATGGACTAACATTATATTTTTTAGCTATTAACCTACATGCGCTAACAAAAGCTTTTAAATCGTGTTTAATGGCTCCATAATTAGTTTGTAAGTATGATTTAGCTGTTTTAATTCCTAGTCTTTGTATCATAGTCTAATTTTTGCTAATAAATCTTGTACATTAAAATAAGCATCTTTCTTGCCTTCATAAAATCTTTTTAGTTCATCACTACGATCATTGCCATCATTTAAAACACCTACAGTTGCAAATAATCTGTTATTAATATCTTTATATATAATATCTATAGCTTCTTCAACTTCAGGATTGATGTTGCATAATTGTTTAATTCTTTTTGTTTCTTCTGTATTCATATTAAAAAGGTTTAGTAGTGTATAGCAATTCTTTTTTAGTATTGCAACACGATTGTTTTTCGTTTATATAATAATTCCAGTAACCATCAACAGCGTCGTCAGATTTGTATTCGTCAGGCATACACTGAGGTGGTTGTTCAAAGCCGTTGTTAATTAGATCGCCGGGTGCAATACTTAATATATCTCGGCATTTAGCAATAGTTAAATGTTCACGCCCATAACGCTTTTTATATTCAGCACCAAGTGCTAACATATGTTCATACAACCAAGCATAGTGCATTAAAGAACGTCTAGCCCATATTGCAGAAGGGTGATTGCGATGTGTAGCTTTATATGGTACGTCAACATCAGATTGTAACTCGTGATGAGCAGTACATAATAATTGTGCTGATTCAAGTATCATTTTAACTACATGTTTATTGTATTGATACTGAGCTGCTTGTGCAGGATTGTTGGATAAATAAAATATATTCATTGTATTTGTTTTATATTAATATCAATTTTAATTCGTATTAAGTTTGTATTTTTTTATATTTTGTTGATCAAGCCAATATATTAATGCGTCTACTTCAACATATAAACGCTTTTCAAATATAAACACAAGACCATCAAAGCCATCTAGGTTTTCACCGTTATGTGTATGCCAGAACGGAAATTTACGTGGATCATACTTAATAGATACATAGTTGCCGTTTAAAAATTCATTTTCACTGTGCATTAGATATTGATCGTTAGCACATGCTAAACCGTTAGTACTTGCAATCCAAGCACATACAGTTTTATTTTCACCGCTGTGTATTTTTTCAGCAACCTTACGATTGTTGTGTAGCTTACCTCTAATTATACCGTAGAAGTTTTCAGTAGGAAAGTATGTAACTGTTTTACCGTCAGCTTTACGATATTGCCACTTCATATAGTTTTCACCTCTAGCTAAGTGAAATCGTAGTTTGTGTTTAGTACTCATCGTTGTGTATGTTTATTAATTCGTTTTCTAATTGTGTTACCATGTGGTTAGATAGTAGCTCGTATATACATTGAGCATCATTACCTACCGCTATCTTATGTATTTCAGCTATATCAGGTGAACCGGCATAATCATATGTTTGATCTTCGCCTTGCTCGAAATAGTATTGCACATTAAGTACAACACCATAAAACATTATTTCTCTCTCAAACTCGTTAGTATTTGTTGCCATCTGTTTTTTCTTTTTAATTCTGCAGCAGACTTTCTTGCTGACAGAGTGTTTTTATTTTCTATTTTATATCCTGTTATAGGATTTATACCGTGGTCCCAAAAGTTTTTTACCATCTTCCTTTGTTTTTCTTTTTTATTTTATTAATTATTTTAAGTGATTCAAATATATGTGGATCAAACATTTTTACTTCATCGTTTATATCGTAGTCATCATGTATAGGAAAGTTATAATAAAACTTAAATAGCTCTTCTATTTTTATAATGTTTTCTTGGTATAAGTGATCGTCAATCATACCTTCTTCCCATAAACCGTTATTAAGTCGAAGCCTGTCTAACAGTCTTACAAACTCGTTTTTAAAGTATACGTAGTCGTTCATAATTAATGAATAACTAGTCCGACGCGGTGATTATCGCTAAACCACTTTGTTGCATAAAGATCTGTCTTTGAAGCATTTACGTAGTTTGAATTTTGCAAATCTTCGAGGGAGCTGAATATTTTTGTATGACGGTGTATAGCATGGTCGATTAAGTCGACTTGCTTACCACTATCGCTAAAAATAATATCGTAGTTGTCAGGAAGATCAGCATTAAGTAATAACTGAATAGAGTTGGTGTAACTGTAAAACCGTACATTTGGATTGCTTTTAGCTATCTCGAGCCACTTTTTTAGATATGCTTTACTGTAATAGTCTCCGCTATCATGAACTCGAACATAGTTGGGTTTAGCTTTTTTAATTTCAGCATTCATTGCATCTATAAACTGATCTGTCTTACTTAGCTCATATCGCTTTTCAAATGCAGGTTTTACATTACCCCATATATAAGCACCTTTACGTGCATAACAAAACTTGACACACTTATCAGCAAAGGGACATGTTAGTTTACCCGATGCGCTTTTATAAGCTGGTATGCCAAAGTTCATTACTTTAACACCAAGGGCTTTGCTAGTATTTTTTAATTTAGAGTTTTGTGTTAATAGTTTCATAATATAATTATTTAATTCAGTTATAATATCAATATACTTTCGTATTTAATTCGTATTATCCAATACCAAAGTATTTAAGTTCTATATACTCAGATTCTTCTTGCAAACCTAAGTCTTGCATCATAGCCCAAACCCCATCGGGGTCTGAGATTTCTATGAGCTGATCTATCATTTCAGGTGTGTACTTCATTACTTATATGCTTCAGCTTCATCTTCACAATAAACATGTAGTTAAAATGATACTTGAATCAGCAGCTAACTCTTTTATAGCATCAGCTAATTTATTGAGTAATTTAGGTCTGAAGTCATCGATGTCTTCATCGGCAGCCATCAAACTTTTAAACTCTTCGTTGTCTGTTAAAAATTCTGTAGCTAAACTATGCATAAGTGGGAATACATCTTTTTCAACTGTTTGTGTAGTAAACTCGAGAAACATTTCATCGATCTTTTCAGTACTAATACCATACCACATTTCTTGCCACTCAGGCTCAAGGTGTTCATCACATGAGAATGTGTGACCATTTTCAATTAAGTCTATTACTTCATCTCTTGCACTTGCTTCATTCATAAATACTTTTACATATTGATGATTATCTGATACAGTATAGATGCCATAACCGTCTTCTGTTGTGTCTTCACATACATTGTAGTAGTGTGGATTAAACTCTTCTAATTTAGCTCCGTAGTAACTTAATACTTGGTTTTTGTGGTCCATTATCTTTCAATATTAAAAGTTATACCATTACATTTTACAGACAGTACACTTGATTTATCAAATGATCTGTAAGCATTTGCATTCATATCAAACACAGTAATTAAATGATCAGGCTTTCGCACACCACTACCTTTAAGGTTGTTTTGTACATTTAGTCTAGCATTCATGGTACGGATAGCACCATTCTTTTTAATGAATTCTACATTAAAGATTTTGTTGCCAACAAAGTCGGCTAAGAAATTTTTGTTAATCATAATATTTAATTTAATTTGTTATACATTTATAATATCAATACTGTTTCGTATTTAGTTTGTGTTTTTTTATTTTAAATCTTGTTCTACTAACTCTTTTAAGTATAAGTATATATTAACTTGGTTTTTATAGTAATACAAAACTCTATCGGTATGATCTTTGCTTAAATCTGTATACAAACCTTTGCTGTAGTTAACTTCATACTCTCTGAGTTCTCTCAAAGCATTTATATACTTTGACCATGCGTGAAAGAAGGCATCTTCTTTTATTTCTTTACTATAATCTAACAACATCTTTTACTTCGGTATTTAAAAATTCTTTGTACTCATCATTTGTAAGGAACCAGTAGGTACCATACAATAACTCAATTTGATTGATTTTACTTAGTCTACTGTCAGTAAATGTAGCTAAGCAATGTACTTGGTGTACGGTTAGTCTGTCAAAGAAAGGTGTATCTCTTAACCAAACTTTGATCTTGTTTACCATGTCGTCGTATTCAGCGTCTTGACTGTTAAGAGTTGCTGCAAATTCTGGCTTTAGTCTTTTTAATAAATTGTGTATCATAGTTAATAATTTTAAGTTAATAATTTTTTGTTCATAATTAATATCAATACAGCTTCGTATTTAATTTGTAAACCACGGGGAGGAATTTCACCTCCCGAGTGATCTACGAACTAAAAAATAATAATTATGAAAACAACCGCAGTGTATAGCACCGCGAAAGTACGTTTATAGTATTTCTAATTTTTCTAATAATTCGCTTGATTTCTTTTTGACCATGTTTTCTAAAAACATATTTTTAAGTGAAAACATTAATTGGTTTCTAAATTCATGAGGTTGCATACATGTAGTACTTTTATCTTTGTCGAAACTATAAAAGCTTTTATGACCATAGGTATCGGTTAATTTACCTAAATCGTTTTCAAATTTTTCTATAATTTGCATTAACTCTACAACTGCTTTGTCTCTGATCTTTTGTTCTATAATATTTAAGTTACTCATAATATATTGTTTTGTTTATACATTTTTCTTTTGTTATCTAGTAGGTTGTTTAAACTTTTAAAAAGTTGTGACTGAATGTCCATTATATACTCTGAACATTTATTATCGGTGGAATTAATTACATTTAGATCAAACAACTCATCAGTTATTAATTCGTAAGTTTCTGAGTATACATAGTCAATTAACTTGTATACGATTTCTTCTTTTTGTCTCGGTGTCATAATTATTAAGTTTTAGAAATATATAATTCTTGTTCAACATTTCTTTCAAGTATTATTAATTCTTCGTTGTCTTTATAGAACTCTAACTCTGAGTCATAAGTTTCTTTCATTTGATCAGTGTAGAAAGTAATTAATTCTTGAATAGTGTTTAAATCTTGTTTAGTCATAATTATTTATTTAATGTTCAGTTATAATATCAATTTGATCTCGTGTTAAGTTTGTATTTTTATAACTCATCTATAAAATTATACAATTCTTCAGTTAAGTTTAGGTTACTGATCTCAGTACCATACCAGTCACTTAGTTCACTGAACACAGTCTCATAAGTTGAATCACTGATCCCACTGATAGAGTGTATAGCACGGTAACGATCTACTTTTTCTATTACAAATTCTACAATATGTTTTACTTCTAATTCTGTATAAGTCATAATTACTGGATTTTAAATTTATTTTTTACATTATTAATAAATTCTACTTCTTGTTCTTTAACAATATAGGTTTGATCTTTTTTACTTAATAGACTAAATACTTTTTCAATTAAGTCTTCATATTCTCTAACTACATAACCTTTAGTAAAGTAAGAATTTCTACCTGACTTTTCTATATTATTTACATAGTCAACATTAATTTCTAAACCACTAAGTAAGTTGTCTACAATAATGGTATATTCACGGTAATTCAATTTGTTTTTGTAATTCATAATTATTTATTTATAGTTAATGTATATTTTTGTAGTAACATAAGGTATGTATGATCGTGTAGTATTTGATGTAAAACATCGTCATTTACTTTGTCACAGTATTCACCAAATTCTTGTTGTGAAACTTCAAACTGGTCTTCGAAGTATTCTTTTAAATAGTCATTAAATGTTATTTTCATAATATATTTATTTTTGATTCATAATTAATATCAATAAGGTATCGTATTTAATTTGTAATACTTTATCTTCTAAATTCATTTTCGATCTCTTCTTCTACTTCCCACTCTTCGTACTGTCCATATTCTTTCCACCAATAATGTAGTACTTCACCGTAGGTCATTCTTGAAACATACTGATTACACTGAGCACGGTAAATACCATTTTCAAAAACTACATTGTCTGATAGTACCCAAGACATAAAACTGTTCATTTGGTCAATAGAGTATTCATTGAAGTTTTTCATAATTTTTAAATTTTAATTATTATTATTATTATTTAAATTCATATATAATATCAATATTCAATCGTATTTGGTTTGTAAAACCGTTTGACTAAAGGTTATAAAATATTTGGGTGAAGAAAGGGTATAGGGTGTTATAACGAGAGATCTCTAAGTACCTTACTCTCCGAAAGTTCACAGTGATATTTTTTTTTGGACTTAAAAAACTGTGACAATAGCCTATTATAGGTTAATATAGTAGGGGGCTAACGTCGCACTTTTCGAAGATGGTAATTTTGATCGGTTTTTCTTAGTTAACTTGATTCACCGTGTATAGCATGTATAGTAAAAGTAGGACGGAGTCTACTCTTCCGGTCTTATTTCAGAACCAGGCCGTGTACAGCATGTATAGCACCGAAGTGCCTACATTACTTTCTCAAAGCATAGCCAGCACCTTTTGCTAGCTCAGTCAAGACTACTTCTAGTCTGTTAAAAAATCTACGGATCTTGATTGCTCGGATAACTTTTTTGTTCATAATTATTGTTTTGTAAATGTTATTGGGCAGCAGTCTGCCATTCTCATTGCTAGTCTGTTACCAGCATTTGCTTGTCTTGCGATCAATGTTGCAAGGTCGTCTTGCATTACAGTTAATTCTTCTTGCCATATCATATCTGATAGGAAAAATTCATCGCCTAATATTTTTGCGATAGCTTGTACGAATTGTGTTTCTGGCATTTGTTGCATAATTATTTATTTTAAGTTATTATTTATTTTGTGGTGTATAGCACCCGAAGGTGAAACCTAAATCTACTTTTTAGTAGACTTAGATTTTTTAGGTTCAACAATTTCAATTACTGAATCAGAAGTTAATACTGATTTTGGTAGATTAGTTGATTGTGACCAATACTTTCTTTTTAACCAGTTTGGACTGAATTGTAATGTTGGTATCATTACTTCTAAAGCTTTGTCATGGTCATAAGTTATTGTTTGACCTTTTTTGTTGGTAAAAGTTATGATTTGATTTCGACCTAACCAACTTTCACGGATTACAAAATTCTTTCTATTCATCGGTGGAAATACTTTTCTTTTTTCTTCGATAGACATTGTTTTTAATGCTTGGGTAATTAATTCTTGTTTAGTCATAATTATTAAATTTTAAGTTATTATTATTTTTATTTTAGTTACATTATTAATATCGATTATACTTCGTATTTAGTTTGTACTTTTTATTCAAGTACATCAACTGGAATGAAACCACTTTGAAGTTCATCTTCATTTATAAAAGTAAAACCTTTATAGTTGAACCAATTTCTAATAGGATTTTCATGATCTAATGTTACAAACTTATTTGGTAATTCATGGATCTTGAAACCTCTATATATTTTGTTATTAATTCTAACAAATTGTTTAGTTTTATTTTTTGAAGAAATTTTAATTTTAATTAAATTCATAATTTTTAATTTTTAAGTTGTTATTAATTTTAAATTCATATATAATATCAAAGTTACCTCGTATTTAGATTGTATTTTTGGTGCACTGGTTTAGCGTTGGCGAGTGAGCAAAGCGAACGAGAGCATGAGCGCGACAGCGTCTCTGCTATACACGTTATCCCCCGAAGGGGACACATGTTACGGCGTGATGTCAATCGGATCGTAATCACGGTCCTCGTAATCCAGTACACTGTGCAGGTCCTGGTAATTGTCACGTGCGAATCGTATTGCTTCGGCACGGGTTTCGAAATCGTAATGATCTTCGGTGTAGTCACCCTCGTCGTCGTGGCTACGTAATTCTACGGAGTATCTCATGGTTTAATGTGTTTAATTGTTTTTTCAATATCGTAGCTCAGTGCTACAAGTTCCAGCTGGTCATCGATCTGTATTAGTTCCTCTCGTGTCCAGGCTGTGGTCAGGTTCAGGATCCTGTTAATCGCTCTATCTCGCATTGTATTCATATGTTATTGTTATTTGTTAAAGCTCCATTCCCAATTATCAGATTCGTTCTGACGTACGCCGCAGATTATACTGTTGTAAATTTCTGCGACTGTTTGTATTTCATCTGGTGTTGACCAGCAGGTCCATCGTTGTTGATTCGGGAAGTTACCTTCCGCCATTAGGTACTGTTGTACGTTACTTTCTTTTGTCATGTTTGTTAATTGTTTGATGTACTTGTTCATATTCCTGAGATGATTAAAAATTGTTGATACATTTCGTGTTCTGATTCTGGTGTGATTGTTTCGAACTCTAAGTTTTGGTGATCATTCATATTTATTATTATTTATTTGTTATTAATATCGATTATACTTCGTTTTTAGTTTGTATTTTATATATTTTAAAATTCTGAAATATATAGTTTTAAATAATTATTTTTAGTTATTTTTTTAATTAGTTTTAAATCTTTTGAAGATATTAAAATGGAATTTTTAAATTTAATTGGACTTTTAGTTATATTATTATTATTTATAATTAAATTAAATAATATTGAATTAAAGTTTTTAGAAGTTGAAATTTTAATTAATTTAGACATAGTTTATATATTTTTAAATTCAATATTAATATCAAAAATACTTCGTATTTAGAGCGTATTTTTTGAATTATCAAGAGCCTCGCAGAGAGCAAGAGACAGCGTCTTTGCTATACATGTATTCCGTACGTAAACCGAACGTAACGAACGTAATAGGGAACGTACCAGACGTAACGAACGTAAACCAGACGTAACAGACGTAACCTGAACGCACGAAACGTAAACGTAAACGTATCAAACGTACGAAACGTATTGGTAACGTAACAGATGTTTGGTGACGAACGTAACGAACGTACAGGTTTGGTCCATCGCATGTAGTGAGGTCAGGATCACGGCTGCAGGCACAGGATGCCGGCTGTAACGTGCGGAACGTAAACAGACGTAGCAGGTCGCGCGCTGGGAAAAGCTGAAACCTGGCCAGGAAAACGGACGAAACGTAAAACAAAACGCCCGAAACGTACAAAAACAGGGGGACTGGGTCGAAACGAAACGGTTTTCGGATCCGAGCGCGGCTTCCAAAAATACAATATAACCCCCAAATCCTCTATATCTAATGTAAATTCACCTCAAAACACGTAAATATATCTATTATAGTAAAAATATACGTAAATGGCTCAGAAATTAAGTAAAAAAGCCGCTACAGCTAAGAAAGTACGCGATTTAAAGACGGCAAATACGACTAGAAGAGCTACAATGCGAGCAGAAAACCAAAAAGCAAGGCGTGCAGCGATAAAAAAGCACGGTAAAGACTGGCTTAAGGGTAAAGATTACGACCATAACTGTAAATGCTTCGTATCTGTGAAGAAAAACAGGGGTGGTTATGGAAAAGGAACTAAAAAATATAATACAAAATAAAAAAGTAAGATGGCGATAATATACAGTTTTCCAAAAAAATCATCTTTAACCGGTAACGAGATTGTTTTAATAAGTGATGTTGATGCAGTTGGAAATCCTTCTAGGAACGCCACTATTAGCACGATAGCTTCTCATACCATAGATGTTTTTTCCGACATTAGCGCATACAGAATACCTGTAGCAACTAGCGGATCTAAAATAGTTAACGGCTTGTTGTATCAAGATACAGCTCAAGCGTCTGGAACAACTCCTACGGGTTCTATTGTTTATTTAAACGATGGTTCAGGTAATGGTAGTTTAGAAGTAATACAGGCAATCTCTGCTGGTACTACAGTTGCAGTAGGTACTAACTTAACAGTTGGTGGTACAGCTACAGTTACAGGTGATGCTACAGTAAATGGTAAAACCACAACTAATGGTACATTGTCATTAGCAGGGCCCTATAAATGACTCTACAGACACAACAGGTGATACAGATCAGTTACTAAGTTCAAACGCATCAGGTGAAGTAATATGGAAAGATGAAGCGGATTTAAATGTACACTCTTCACAAAAAGTAATACAAACAGTAAGATTCAGTGAAGCGGTATCAAAAGGTGACCCTGTATATATAGATACGTATAATGTAGGTCAAGGCATACAAGTTGTAGGTAAAGCAGATGCTTCTGATCCAAACAAGATGCCGGCCTATGGTATTGCTAATGAGGACTATGGTATAAATACCAATGGCGAAATAACCGCTATAGGATCATTCAATGGTACATTTGATACTTCAGGGCTTATTGAAAAATCAGTGGTGTATGTTTCACCAGGTGGTGGTCTTACATCAATAAAACCTATAGGCACTAACTTAATACAAAACATTGGATTTTGTTCAAGATCAAATGCAAATAACGGTGAATTAGAAGTTGTTGCAGTTGGTAGAACAAATGATTTGCCAAACCTGCAAGAAGGATATATATGGAAAGGTGATGCTAACGGTGTGCCACAAGCAGTATCTGAATTAGCTAACTCACCGTGGGAACAATCAGGAACAGCTATTATTAAACAAGGACGTGATGAAGCGAACTACGGCACGCCAGGTGCTGATGCAATAGACGGTAGTAATTCTACAAGTGCTTCTGCAACTAAAGGTGCTACAGGCGCTGATTCTACAGCTTTTGGTAAAAATACAACAGCAAGCGGTATTGGTTCAACAGCTATAGGTAATTTTAGTGTAGCAAGTGGAGATTACTCTACAGTTTTAGGTACCACACATACAGCTAGTGGTTATGCTGCTTTTGCTGCTGGTAATGCAAATACAGCTTCTGGTAACGAATCCATTGCAATGGGTAGAAACACAATAGCATCAGGAAATCAGTCTCTCGCAATAGGCGACAATGTTGAAGCTATTAGTACCGGCTCTATAGCAATAGGTGATAAAGATGTTGCTCTTAAAGGTATTTCTTCAGGGATTGTATTCATTAATGATTGGTAAAAATGGTTTAGCTAGCGGCAATTATTCTATAGCTATAGGTCTTGCAAATAACGCAACAGCTAGCTATGCTTTAGCAACCGGTCAAAACTCTGACGCATCAGGCCTTCATGCTTTTGCTCACGGTCTTAACTCAACTGCATCCGGTTCTAGATCATTCAGTAATGGATGGGGTACTACAGCTTCAGGTGCTAACGCTTGGGCTGGTGGTAAAGATTCTACCGCTTCTGGAGACAGATCATTTGCTTTCGGTTTAGAAGTTAACGCGGATGATGCTAACATGGTTGCTTTTGGTAAATACAATAAACTAAACACAGGTAACAACTCTGTATTCCAGGTTGGTGTTGGCGCAAGTGATGTAGCAAGAGATAATGCTTTTGATATTCACCAAAACGGTACAATACTAATGTCAGTACTGCAGCAATCAACATCTTATGCAAACGATGGGGCTGCACAATCAGGAGGTGTTCCAATTGGTGGTTTATATAGAAATGGAAACGTTGTACAAATAAGAATTACATAAATAAACATATAATGGGAAACTGGAAAATATTAGACATGATACATACTGTAAGCACTGGAGAGGTTATAACAGTATATTCAGCTTACGAGGTTGAAGATGCAGTTACAGCTGTAAGAAAGGTATTTGAAAATGAGTTTTCAGCTGATCCATCAGATCCTGGATATATACCTTACGAAGATTTAACCGAAGCAATTGTTATTGGTTGGGTGAAAGACGCGTTAGGTGCAACCGTAGTAGCAGATACAGAGGCTGTGGTGCAAGCGGCATTTGATGTTAAAAAACAAGAAATAGAAAGCCCAGTAGAAGCAGGACGGACTTCCTTGGGTTGAAGAAGAGTAATATTGCGTAAAAACACGTAATAATACACATAAGTAATAATCTAATTAAATTTAATATAATATGGCAGATGCAATCGTAAAGCATCTTAACTTTGGCAGCGATGCTAAGGATAAGATATTTGAAGGTATAAGCAAACTTACAAAAGCCGTTAGTTCAACACTAGGTGCTAGCGGGCAGTGCGTGATAATGGAAGACAATCAAGGTAAACCTATTATTACAAAAGACGGTGTTACAGTAGCAAACACAATAGTGCTACTAGACCCTGTAGAAAATATGGGTGCTACGCTAATTAAAGAGGCAGCTAGAAAAACTGTTGGCGAAGCTGGAGACGGTACGACGACAGCAACTGTTTTAGCCCATGCGATTATTGAATCCGCGCAGGAGGCGTTGAAAACAGAAAGCCCACGAGCGATAAAAGAAGGCATTAACAAAGCTGTTGATAGTGTTGTAAAATATTTGGAAAAAATTTCGGTACCTGTTACCGGTAAAATGATTGACCAAGTTGCAACTATATCTGCCAACAATGATCCAGAGCTTGGTGAAATAATAGCTAACGCTTTTAAAGCTGTAGATGAAACCGGTGTAGTTATGATGGAAACTACTGACGAAGCAGAAACATGGATCGATATAGTTGACGGTATGCAATATGACGCAGGATTAAAAGCCTCGCACTTTATTACAGATAAAATAAAAGGTACAGCGGAACTTCACAATCCACTGGTATTAATTACTGAGTCTAATATACCGAACATAAGAAGAATACAGAACATACTTGAGTATGTGATTAAGAATAAAGAATCATTGTTAATTATAGGTGATGTAGATATACAAGTGTTAAATACATTAGCTATGAATAACTTGCAAGGTAACATAAAAGTAAATGTAATAGATTTACCAACATATGGTATTTCTCGTAAATCTATTATGGAAGACATTTCGCTTTTAACTGGAGCAAAAATATTTAATGAAGATTTAGGTGATGACATGGATGTTGTTAATGAGTCTATGTTAGGTAGATGTATTAAGGCAACTACTAATGATGCTGAAACTATATTACAAGTTGAAAAAGATACTCCAGAAGTTAAAAAAGCTATAGAAGCTACAAAGAAAGAGCTGGAAAATAAAATGTTACCAGGACATAAAGTTAGACTAGAAAAAAAATTAGCTAGGCTATCCGCTAAAGTTGCAATAGTAAAAGTAGGAGCAAACTCTGAAGTTGAACTAAAAGAAAAGCGCGATAGAGTGGAAGATGCTATTTGTGCTACAAAAGCCGCTATTAAAGAAGGCATAGTTCCAGGGGGAGGCGTTGCATTACTAAATGCTTCAACTTTAACATCGTCAAAAACAAAAGGCGAAGAAGTTTTATTAGACGCAATAAAAGCACCTTACAAAACAATACTTGCTAATGCAGGTTTTGATGAAGTTTATCCTCAGCATAAAGGCAAAGGATTAAACGTGGTTACAGGGAATATGGTAAATATGATTAAGTCTGGTATTATAGATCCTTCACTTGTAACAAAAAGTGCTCTCAGAAATGCGGCTAGTGTAGCCACAACTATTTTATCAACTGATTGTGTAATTAATAACTTAAGAATTAATGAAGGCAATAGGTAGATATATAGTTGTTACTCCTGAAAAGCAAGGAAAACAAAAAACAAAAGGTGGATTAATGCTAGCTGAAAATGCTAGAGACGATCTACGATATAATATAGCCACAGTAAAATCTATAGGATCTGAAGTGTTAGGCATAAAAGAAGGTAGTAAAATATACTACGATAAGCATGCCGGCCACAGTATAGAAATAGATAAAGTCATATATAAAGTTATTCAACTACAAGATGTTGTTATAGTTTTATGAGAAGATTAGAGCCTAATGATTTACGTGCGCTTAATATTTTAAAGCATTACAGATTAATCAGAAGATGGGCTTGTAGAAATAATAACTTGCAAGACGCAGATTTAGAATTATTAATATATTTTGATTGTTTAGAACATTTTACTAAGCAAGACTATAAGATCGGTACTTATGCTTATAGCTGGGATAAGTTGCGCTGGGACAGATTGTTAAAAGAAGGTTGGATAACTGTTTGGAGAAAAAGAAACAGGACCACACAATTGTATCATATTTATAAAGTCTCTTTTAAGTGTAAACAGCTAATAAGTAGAATATACCGTATTATGTTAGGCGAAGAAGATATACCTATGACAAAATCAAATAAGATAATGACTAATGACACGTATTCTGATAAAGTATTGCGCAAAGCAATAGATTATATGAATAAAGATAAAAACAGGTAAATATGAGTTTTATAACAGCAGGAGCTTCTTCAATGAACGCTCTTTATAATACAGATTCAAGCGGGTTATTTGGCATAGGTGGTATTGCAGGAAACTTACTAGGAAGAAGAAGAAGAGAAGCGGCTAGAAAAAGAAAAGAAGCAAGATCAATGTCTACAGCAGCTGGTGCTAATAATCAGATAGAAAGCAGACTTTCTGCAGTTGAAGGCGCTCTTGAAGAATTAAACACTGCTACTAGTGAGCCAGTTGTAGATACTCCATCTGAAGCACCTGTACCGCAAGTTTCAGCAGGTGCAACAAATAATCTAAAAGCTTTAGGTACTATAGAAGGTGTATTTGGCGGACCAGAACAAAGAGACATTACAAGAGCACAAGTAATGGCAGAGCCTGTAGCACCCCCAACAGTACAAGAGTCATTACAAGATCAATTAGGTAAAACAATATTAGGAATACAATAAACAAAAATATCATGGCAACAAAAAACGGTAATTTAGGAGCAAATACAATTTGGGACGGTCCTTTAAGTCAAGAAGGTAGACCACATAAAAAAGGGTCTAGCTCTGGACCAAATGGAATGCCAATAAGTAAATACCCATGCAAAAGTTATGAGCTTAACGGCCCGATTACTCAGCGTGCTAAAGGCAAGTAGAATGGATGACATCAAAGTATATGGTTTAAATACTTTTGCTTTTTTTATGTCTATATTTGATAGAGTAGATGCAATATTAAAAGTAACGCTTCTACTTGTATCAATAGGATATACAATTGCTAAATGGTATCAGCTTCATAAAGGTAAAAAATAATAATAACAAGTAATAATTATAATATGGCTTCACGATTAGATAAAGATAAAATGCCATGTAATAAACCACGTAAATCCCCTAAGAAAGATAAAAAGAAAGTGGTTAAAGCATGTCAGGGCGGTAAAGAAAAAATTATACATTTTGGACACAGTTCATATGGTCATAATTATTCTGCGGCTGCAAGAAAATCTTTTAAGGCTAGACACAAGTGTAGCACAGCTAAAGATAAACTAACTGCCAGATACTGGGCTTGTAAAAACCTATGGGCTGGTAAAGGCGGATCTAAAAAATCAAGCCCTAAAGGGGTAAGAGGAAAATATGGTAAATAAATCAAAAGGATTAGGGGATTCTATTGAAAAATTTACTAAGGCTACAGGAATTAAAACTGTAGTTGATAAATTGTCCGACGGGTTAAATATACCCTGTGGATGCGGGCAAAGGAAGGATTACTTGAACAAAAAGTTTCCATACAACAATTAACTAACACTACAATGAAATTTATTTTAATCTTATTATTTCCACTGCTTACAATGGGGCAGATGGATCTTACAAAATCTTTAAAAGTAAATCAAGACTTTCAAGGATTTTGGATCGCAAAAGAAAGTAGCTATGTAAACGTATTTTTATGGAATGAAAAAGACGGCATTACAGCTTTTAACTTTAGTTTTATAAAAGGTAAAGTTTACAAACAAAAAGTTATTAAATCAATAAAGGGTTTGGTACAATCCGCAATAATACATCCCGACACAGGTTGGGCGGTTAATGTATCATACAGAATAAACGGTGAAGTTATCGTTGCTGATTACACAGGTGACTTCCAAGGAAAAATAGTATATAGAAAATTAAAATAATGCCATTTAAAATAAAGCCACCTATAAACACAAATACTACTCCCATATATTATGTGAATGAAGAAGAAAATGTTTTAGGTAGAACTAATGCTAATGGTACTATTACAATAAACGAAAAAATTAAATCTCCGTTAGAAATAAGAAAAGTCATAAGACATGAAATGGTACATGTTGATCAAATTAAAAGAGGTGACTTAAGTTATGATAACGACAATGTATATTGGAAAGGTAAAACTTATCCGCGTTCTAAAATGAATGAAGGCGCTAAAAAATTACCCTTGGGAAAAAGAAGCATATAACAAAAAATAAATATCATGGCTTATAAACAAGAACCTGGAAGAGGTAAATCTACTCCGCTTAAAATGGCAGGCGAAAAAATGAAATCAACATCACCAATTATGAAAGCATTAGTTGGTAATCAAGATAAATTACCTGAGCATTTAAAAAAGAAAATACTAGATGCACCAGAAGATAGTCCAGTTAAAATGTATGGGTCTCCAGTTAAAATGGAAGGTGATAAAGGACCTTTAAAAATGTACAAGTCACCAGTTAAAATGAACGGTGGACCTGGCGATGGCGACGACGACGACGATGACAAAAAGAAAGAAAAAACTGTTAAAGTTGGACGTTACATTTACAGAAGAAGGGTTTAATAAACTATTTGAAAAAGATATTCCTAAACCAAGTGTGCGTGCTAAAAAGCGTGACTATTCTAGAGCACACGCAAGTGGTTTAAGTTCTGAAAAAAGAGCAGAAAACTTAAAGAAAAGACTTGAAGCTGGTCAAATAAGTGAAGAGAAGTTTAACTCAATGATGAACAGAAATAAATAATGTCAAATCCAAAAAAGAAATTTAAAGACACAAAAGTCGGGAAGTTTCTTTTAGGTAAGTCCGGTCTTATTAATACGATCGGAGATGTATTACCAGACAAAGGTGTGTTTGGTATTGTTAAAAATCTAATAGATAAAGACCCAGATTTACCACCTCAAGATAAAGAAACAGCTTTAAAGTTGTTAGAGATGGATATAATAGAAATGGAAAATGTTTCAAAGCGTTGGGATTCTGATATGAAATCAGATTCATGGCTTTCAAAAAACACAAGACCATTAACATTGATATACTTAACATTTATAACAACACTGTATATTATACTTGATTCATTAGATATAGCTTTCGATATAGATAGCTCTTGGGTTGAATTATTAAAAACTTTATTAGTCACGATATATGTAGCGTATTTTGGTTCACGCGGTTTTGAAAAGTACCAAACAATTAAAAAGTAAAAACAATTAAATTAAATTCAATGGCAAAAATTAGAGAACACCAACTAAAAAGAATTTTAGAGCAAATGTCTAGTAAAGACAAATTATTAATAGACATAGGTGATTTAGAAGCTAAAAAACATTCATTATTACATGCACTGCATACTGTTACTCAGGAAATGGAACAATACAAAGTCTGAGATGGAAAACGAATACGGTGCAATCAATATAGATCTTTCAGACGGAAGCTATACTAAATTAGATGATAATGGAGAACAAAATTCGTAAGATAAGTATAGGAGCTGACTACAAAAATGAAGCCATGCACTATTCAGTAGGTCAATCCGTTTACGGTGGTCATACTATAAATGCAATATTGTTTGAGGACTATGATAGCTCATATAATATTTTTATAAAGAAAAACAATGAAGTATTGCCATGGAAAAAGTTTAACTGTAACATGGCTATTTCAGTTGAATACGATTTAGAATACTAATGAAAAGCGTATCAAGATTTATTGTAAAACCATATAATTCTTTATACAACAACGTAAAAAAAATAGGTGACAATAGCCTCTTATTAAATACTAGTATAGAGAGCTTTCGTCACGTTAGTAAAGAAGCATTGGTATTAGCAACCCCAACTATTGATCCTGATTCACCAATAAAGGTAGGAGATATAGTTATGATACATCATAACATATTTAGAAGTTATTATGATATTAAGGGTAAAGAGAAAAAAAGTAGCACGTATTTTAAAGATGATATGTACTTAGTATCACCTGATCAAATATATGCTTATAAAAGTTTTGATAAATGGTGTGCACATTTAGATTATTGTTTCGTAAAACCTATAGTTGAAACAAGTAATCTAAAGACTCAAAAAGAGCAAAAGCATATTGGTATATTAAAAATTGGTAATAGTTCCTTAAATGAGCTTAAAATAAGCCCAGAAGACCTGGTAGGATTTAAACCATTTGGGGAGTTTGAGTTTATCATCGATGATGAGAGACTTTATTGTATGAAATCTAATGATATTGTTATTAAATATGAGCGTAAAGGAAACGAAAAAGAATATAATCCAAGCTGGGCGAAAAGCAGTTGAGGAATTGATTAAAGTAGCTGAAGAGCCGATAGTAGATTCAGGCGATGATATTACGGCTGACAGATTAAAAAACGCAGCAGCTACAAAAAAGTTAGCAATCTTTGATGCTTTTGAAATACTACAACGTATACAAGACGAAGAAGATATGTTAAACAACAAACCTAAAGAAGAAACTAAAAAAGATACTTTTGCTGGGTTTGCTGAAAGTAGATCTAGGTAATGTATCAACAAACGTTAATTGAAACATTAGAAGATTATATCAAGCCTCAGGTGGTGAAACGCCTTAATAAGTCCAAGAAATGGCAATACGGTTATAACAAAGAACATGACGTTGTTATAATTAGTAAAAATGGATTACTTGGCAAAGTCGTTAAAATAGAAAACTTAGTTATAGGTTTACCACCTGCACAAGATGTAATTTCTAATAAACAAAAAACATGGGTACCAGCAGAGTACCCTAAAGAATTACAGCGAATAAAAAGTGTATTTGATTGGAAGCAATATCCAATAGACTTTAAAGAAAAGTGGTATGATTATATTAACGAAGAATTTAGGAGACGTGATGAGGGTATTCACTTCCTACAGAAAGACAAGCCTATTTATATTACTGGTACTCACTACATGTATTTGCAGTGGTCAAAGATTGATGTTGGGAAGCCAGATTATAGGGAAGCAAACCGAGTATTCTTTATATTCTGGGAAGCTTGCAAAGCCGATGCTAGATGCTACGGAATGTGTTACCTTAAAAACAGGCGTTCAGGATTCTCATTCATGGCTTCAGGTGAAGCAGTCAACATGGCAACCATATCCAGTGATTCAAGATTCGGGATATTGTCAAAATCCGGTAGCGACGCAAAAACAATGTTCACAGATAAGGTCGTACCTATTTCAGCCAACTACCCGTTCTTTTTCAAACCGATACAGGACGGAATGGATAGGCCGAAAACAGAGCTTGCTTACAGGGTACCGGCTTCAAAACTCACTAGAAGGAAACTGGATCAAAACGACACACCTGATGAACTCGAAGGACTTGACACGACAATAAATTGGAAAAATACAGGTGATAACTCTTACGATGGTGAAAAGCTTAAATTATTAGTTCACGATGAAAGCGGTAAGTGGGAAAGACCTGATAACATATTAAATAACTGGCGAGTTACTAAAACTTGTTTAAGATTGGGATCTAAAATTGTAGGTAAGTGCATGATGGGTTCAACATCAAACTCTTTAGATAAAGGAGGCGAAAATTTTAAAAAATTATATTACCAATCAGATGTTACAGAAAGAAACCGCAATGGACAGACTAGTTCAGGATTATATTCTTTGTTCATTCCTATGGAATGGAACTACGAGGGATTCATTGATTCTTATGGAATACCTGTCTTCGATACACCAGAAAAACCAGTTAAAGGTATCGATGGTGAAGAAATAGAAGTTGGTGTAATAGAGCACTGGCAAAACGAAGCTGAAGGTTTAAAAGATGATCAAGACGCTTTGAATGAATTTTACAGACAGTTTCCTAGAACAGAGGAACATGCTTTTAGAGATGAAGCAAAACAATCTTTATTTAATCTGACTAAGCTATATGAGCAAATAGATTATAATGGAGATTTAAGAAACACGGAAATAGTTACTCGCGGAAGTTTTCACTGGGTAGATGGTGTTCAAGATACACAGGTACAATTTGTACCAAATAACAACGGAAGATTTTATATTTCTTGGATTCCACCTAAACATTTACAAAACCGTGTAATTATAAAGAATGGAGTTAAAGCTCCGGGTAATGAGCATTTAGGTGCGTTTGGTTGTGATAGTTATGATATTTCTGGTACAGTAGATAAAAGAGGATCTAATGGTGCATTGCATGGACTTACTAAGTTTAGTATGGAAGATGTGCCACCAAACAGATTTTTTTTAGAATATGTAGCTAGACCACAAACCGCAGAAATATTTTTTGAAGATGTACTTATGGCATGTGTATTTTACGGTATGCCAATACTAGCAGAAAATAACAAACCTAGATTATTATATTATTTTAAAAGAAGAGGCTATAGAGGATTTTCTATGAATCGACCCGATAAAGTGTATAATAAATTATCTATAACAGAAAGAGATATTGGTGGTATACCAAACTCAGGTGAAGATATTAAACAAGCTCATGCTGCCGCAATAGAATCTTATATAGAAACTTATGTAGGATTAAAACAAGATGGTTATGGTGATATGTACTTTAATAGGACATTAAATGATTGGGTAAAATTTAATATAAACAACAGAACGAAGCATGATGCTTCAATTAGTTCAGGGTTAGCTATAATGGCATGCAATAAACATATGTATACACCTGTAGCACCAAGACAAAGCAAACCTGTTAATTTAGGTTTAAAAAGATTTGATAACAAAGGATATAGTTCAAAAATAATTAAATAAATGGTTTATACTACAACTCAAAGTTCTTTTCCCGATCAGGTAGTACCAGATGCAGAAAAAGATAGTTTAGATTATGGACTTCAAGTAGGCCGCGCTATAGAAGGTGAATGGTGGGATGGAGCTGGTAGCAATTGGGGTAATACCCGATATGGATTTAACTACGCAAACTTTCATAGGTTAAGACTTTATGCAAGGGGTGAGCAATCTATACAAAAGTACAAAGATGAACTTGCTATAAACGGTGATCTTTCGTATTTAAACATTGACTGGAAGCCAATACCTGTTATACCAAAGTTTGTAGATATTGTGGTAAATGGTATGTCTCAAAGAAATCACGAGATAAAAGCATACAGCCAAGACCCTGGATCAATAAGAGCTAAAACACAGTTTGCTTCTAATGTAATGCAAGATATGCAGCAACAAGAAGAAAATGCAATACTGGAACAAGCTACTGGTATGAACTTTGCTAAAAGTCAATTAGGTAAAGAAAAAATATTACCAGAATCAAAAGAAGAGTTAGAGCTATATTTACAATTAAACTATAAGCAGCAAATTGAAATATCTCAAGAAGAATTAATAAATAACTTTTTAGATAAAAATAAATACCAGTTAATAAAAAGAAGATTAATAGAAGATTTAACTATTATAGGTATTGCTGCTACTAAAACAAGTTTTAATCAAGCTGAAGGTATTACTGTTGATTATGTAGACCCTGCTAATATTGTTTATAGCTACACAGAAGATCCAAACTTTGAAGATTTATATTATGTGGGTGAAGTTAAAAACATTTCACTACCAGAACTTAAAAAAGAATTTCCTTACTTAACGGATGAAGATTTAAAAGAAATACAATCATACAATAGTAATAATTATAATTATACACATAATTACGATTCTAATAATGATGATAATACTGTTCAGGTTATTTATTTTGAATACAAAACATTTAAAAACCAAGTATTTAAAATTAAACAAACTGATTTTGGTTTAGAAAAAGCAATTGAAAAAACCGACGAATTTAACCCACCAGAAAGCGACAACTTTAAAAAAGCGTTTAGAGCAATAGAAGTTCTTTATTCTGGTGCAAAAATATTAGGTCATAATAAAATGCTTAAATGGGAGCTTGCAGAAAATATGACAAGACCATATGCAGATACAACAAAAGTTCAAATGAATTATAGTATTTGTGCTCCTAAAATGTATAAAGGTAGAATTGAATCTTTAGTAGGCCGTATAACCAGCTTCGCTGACATGATTCAATTAACACATTTAAAGCTACAACAAGTAATGTCAAGAATGGTGCCAGACGGTGTATATCTTGATGTTGATGGTTTAGCTGAAGTTGATTTGGGTAATGGTACTAATTACAATCCAGCGGAAGCACTTAATATGTATTTTCAAACTGGTAGTATAGTTGGTAGATCGTTAACACAAGACGGTGATTTAAACAGAGGTAAAGTACCTATTCAAGAATTACAAACATCATCTGGTCAAGCTAAAATAGCTTCTTTAATTAATACATACCAGTATTACTTACAGATGATACGTGATGTGACGGGATTAAACGAAGCACGTGATGGTAGCACACCGGATAAAGATGCTTTAGTAGGTATTCAAAAACTTGCTGCTGCTAATTCTAACACAGCTACAAGACATATATTACAAGCTAGGTTTATATTTAACATTGAAAACTTGTGAAAATATATCGCTTAGAGTTTCTGATGCTATTAAGTTTCCATTAACTTATTCATCTTTAATACACAGTATAAATCCTTTTAACGTTGAAGCGTTAGAAGAAATTAAAGATAAAAATATATTTGATTTTGGTATTTACTTAGAGTTAGAGCCAGACGAAGAAGATCAAGCTAAGTTAGAACAAAACATACAAGTAGCACTGCAGTCAGGAAGTATAGACTTGGAAGATGCGATAGATATACGTAATATTAAAAACGTTGACTTAGCTAATCAAGCTATCAAGTTAAAGCGTAGAAAGAAAGAAGAAAGAATGCAGGCTGCGCAACAAGCTAATATTCAAGCGCAGGCACAAGCTAATGCTCAAGCATCAGAAGCCGCTGCTCTTGCTGAAGTACAAAAACAACAAGCTCTTAACGCTAGTAAAGTTGAACTTGAAAAAGCTAAAGCTGGTTTTGAATTAGAAAAGCTTAGAACAGAAGCTAGTTTAAAACAACAATTAATGCAAGTTGAATTTGATTTTAACATGCAATTAACACAAGCTAGAGAAGGTGCTAAGAAAACTAATGAAGAATACAAAGAAGATCGTAAAGACGAAAGAACAAAAATACAAGCGACGCAACAATCAGAATTGATTGAACAAAGAAAAGGAGCTGGAGGGCCAAAGAATTTTGAATCTGCTGGCTTTGACACCATGGGTGGATTTGGCTTAGAACAATTCGATCCAAAGTAAAATAGTTTATTAATCTTATATTATATTATATTATGTCTGAAGTAAAAGAAGAAGGCACTTTTAAAATAAAAAAGAAGCCTAAATTAAAAAACATGGAGCAGCCAGAAGTTATTAAAGTTGACTTAGCTAATCCGCCAAAAAAAGAAGAAGATGCCGTTCAAGAGCAAATCACAGATGATAGCAATGATATTGTCGGACAACCCGAAAACGCGACAAACAGCGAAAAAGTGGTTGAAGAAGTACGGGACGCCGTTGAAGAAAAAGAAGAAAATGTAATTGAAGAAATTAGCGATGAAGCTACAGGTAGTACCGAAGGAACAGTGGAAGGCAGCAACGAGAGTGCCACCACCTTACAAGACAAAGAAGCAATATTGCAGGAAGCACAAGCACAAGCCCAACTTCCAGAAAACGTAGACAGTCTTGTAAAATTTATGAGTGAAACAGGCGGCAGCATAGAAGACTATGTTAGATTAAACGCCGATTACTCTAACGTTGATAGTAACGTATTATTACGAGAATACTATAAACAAAGTAAACCTCATCTAGATGCAGAAGACGTAAGTATACTTATGGAAGACTTTACTTACGATGAAGATGTAGATGATGATAAAGAAATACGCAAAAAGAAAATTGCGTATAAAGAAGAGGTAGCAAAAGCTAAAACCTTTTTGAATGGTTTGAAAGATAATTACTACAAGGAAGTGAAGTCACGACCTGGTGTATCTGGACAACAACAAAAGGCGATAGACTTTTTCAACCGATATAGTCAACAACAAGAAGTTGCAGAAAAACAGCATCAGGATTTTATTACTAAAAGTAACGAAATCTTTTCAAATGAGTTTAAAGGTTTTGAATTCAATTTAGGTGAAAAGAAAGTAAATTATAAGTTATCAAATCCGTCTGCGGTAGCTGAAACACAATCTAACATTGGCAATGTTTTAGGGAAGTTCCTTAACGAAGATGGCAGTGTAAAAGATCCAGTAGGTTATCACAAAGCTATGTATGCAGCTAGAAACGCTGACACTTTAATTAAACAGTTTTACGAACAAGGTAAAGCCGATGCTATTAAAGAGATCGAAGCTAAGTCTAAGAATATCTCAGGCGAGGCCCGGAAGTCTCTAGCAGGGCAAGACGTGTTTGTAAACGGTATAAAAGTAAAAGCTATTAATGGTGTTGACTCTAGTAAATTAAAAATTAAAAAGAAATTTTAACTTAAAACCGTATTATTATGGCTATTGCACCTACGTTTGGGACGTTAATCCCTACACTCGCCAAAGGCGCTATAACTCCAGGTTCTTACTTAGATTTTACAAGTGGAGCTGGAAATGACTTCTCTCAGCAGTATTTACCTGAGATTTACGAACAAGAAATAGAAAGATATGGAAACCGTACGCTTTCTGGATTCTTAAGCATGGTTGGCGCTGAAATGCCAATGACATCTGATCAAGTTGTATGGTCTGAACAAAACAGACTACACATCTCTTATAACGCTTGTACTATTGCAGCTAATAACGATGCTACTATTACTATCGAAGATAGTGCTGGTTCTATTGCTGCTGGTAAAAATCAAGCTATTAGACTTAATTCTTTAATTGTAGTTATTGATCCTGTTACTGGTACAGAATCAAAAGCAATTGTAAAAGGAACTACAGCTACAACAGTTGAAGCACACCCATTTGGCGCTGCTACTTGGCCTGGTGCTCTTGTTGGTACTCCTTTAAAAGTATTTGTATTTGGATCTGAGTTCAATAAAGGAACTGGCGGACAAGCAGATACTATTGATCCTCAATTTACTCAGTTTAGTAACTCACCTATTATCATTAAAGATAAATATGGAGTTAATGGATCTGACACTGCTCAAATTGGATGGGTTGAAATTGCTACTGAAGCTGGTGATTCTGGTTTCTTATGGTACTTAAAAGCTGAAGGTGAAACTCGTTTGAGATTCAACGATTACTTAGAAATGACTTTAGTTGAAGCTGAAAAAGCTGTTGCTGGTACTGGTGGTATTTCTGCTGATGCTCAAGGAGCTAAAGGTACTGAAGGTCTTTTTGCTGCTATTGAAGGCAGAGGTAACGTTGTTACTGGATATGGTGGAACTCTTCCTGAGTTTGATGATATTCTTAAGAACTTAGATTCTCAAGGAGCTATCGAAGAAAACATGCTTTTCTTAGACAGACAAACTTCTCTTGATATTGATGATATGTTAGCTGGTCTTTCTGCTGGTGCTAATGGTGGTACTGCTTATGGATTATTTGAAAACTCTGCTGATATGGCTTTAAATCTTGGATTTACTGGTTTCAGAAGAGGTTCTTATGATTTCTACAAGACTGATTGGAAATACTTAAACGATGCTTCTACTCGTGGTGGTGACAATTCTTTTGCTGCTGGAGATTCTGATAACATCGACGGTGTATTAATTCCTGCTGGAACTTCTACTGTTTATGATCAAACTTTAGGAACTAACATCAGACGTCCATTCTTACATACTCGTTATAGAGCTTCTGAAGCTGACGATAGAAGAATGAAATCTTGGATAACTGGATCTGTTGGAGGAGTTTATACTTCTGATGAAGATCAAATGAACGTACACTTCTTATCTGAAAGATGTTTATGTGTTCAAGGAGCTAATAACTTCGTACTTTTCAAAGCTAGCTAGACTAGATTTATTTAAAGTCCCGGGTCTTCGGACCTGGGGTTTTATTATTTTTTAAATTATTTAATTATATTATATTATGGCAAAACAAGCTGCAAAAAAGCCTGCTGCAAAAACAGTTGAGGCACAAACTGAAATTTTAGAAACACCCGTTGCTGAGGTTAAAAAGTCAAAACCTAAAAAACCTGAATGGGAAATTAAAGATAGGCATTATTTTTTAAGTGGAAATAAAATGCCTTTAACATTTACATTACCATCAAGACATACACGTAAATATCCTTTACTATGGTTTGATGAAAACAATGGAGTACAAAAAGAAATTAGATACGCTACTAATCAAAATTCTGTTTTTGTAGACGAACAAAAAGGTGAATGTACATTAGGACATATTATGTTTAAAAATGGTCACTTGCATGTTCCAAAAGAAAGACAACAATTACAAAAGCTTTTATCATTGTATCACCCTCATAAAGGGCATAAGTATACTGAAAAAGATGAAGTATTAGAAGCTACAAATGAATTAGATTGGATTGAAGCAGAAATTGACGCTTTAATGGCTGCTAGAGATATGGAAGTTGATCAAGCTGAGGCTATATTAAGAGTTGAGCTAGGATCTAAAGTATCTAGTATGTCTTCTAAAGAAATTAAACGAGATTTATTAATATTTGCTAAAAGAAATCCAATATTATTTATTGAATTAGCAAATGATGATAACGTACAGCTTAGAAACTTTGGTATCAAAGCCGCTGAGTTAGGACTTATTAAACTGTCTCAAGATCAAAGAACGTTTACATGGGGAGCTACAAATAGAAAATTAATGACTGTTCCTTTCGATGAAAACCCATACTCTGCATTCGCTGCATTCTTAAAAACAGACGAAGGCGTTGAAGTATATAGATCAATTGAGAAAAAATTGATATAAACACGTAATAATAGTTATAGAGGTGGTGCTGCCGCCTCTATACTCTATTATTTAAAACAAATATAAATGGCAGTAAACGTAAATACAGTATACAAAACAGTCCTTTACATACTTAATAAAGAACAAAGAGGATATATTACACCTGATGAATTTAACAACATTGCTACTCAGGTGCAGTTAGATATAT